ATGACCGATGAATCCCCGATCCACACAGTCCACAAGCGCGTTTGCCACACGTTCCTCCGGCACTGGAAGGCCCACAACAACGCCTATCCCAAGCTGATCAAGATGACGCCTGAAGAGCTGCGGCAGTTCAACATCGTCAACGCCTTTGCCAAGCCCGATGAAATGTGGGGTGTCCCGATCGAGGTCGACTCCAACACCACGGGCGTGATGATTGCGGTCGATGGGACGGAAATGTCTTTGGTCGAGGGCTATTGAGGGAGTCGCCAACTTATGGCCGGTGCGGGCCGGGAGGCTTAGAAAGCAGAGATGCGCTCGCCCAGGATCACAGACAGCTCGCGCATAACGTCGAGCTGGCGGCGCAAGCGGGCCTGCTCGGCTGGATCCAGATGGCGGAACAGGGCATTGCGGTGAATGAACTCGTCCAGCTTGGTAATGCGAATGTCCGTATCCTGCTTTTCATCCAGCACGCGCTGCTGGTGAGGCGGTAGCGAACTGGCACTGGCATTGCCACCATTGATGCAGTGCTCCAGCATCGCCTTGGCCTGGCCGAAGTGCAGCAGGTTCGTGCCCGTGGGGCTCATGCCAGGGTCTGGCGAGCGGGTGAAGGTAACGCCACAGTCAGGGGCAAAGTCAGTCGGCAGTGGCCAGGACAGAAAGCGGCCGACCATCTGCTCGGTGATCGCAATTTTGCTCATGGGTTTTCCTTGGTTTGGGGAATCACTGGCCACGCTGCGCGGCAGGTTGCTGCATCAGCTGCGTGGCCATCAGCTCGGATTGCCAGCTCTGCATATCGCTGGCTGCACTGTCCGAATACGCGACTGAGGGTTCGGGCGTACTCGATGAGGGCGGTGGGGGAAGCGTCAGCAAGTCGTTGCTCGGCATCGGACAGCTTGTGCTGCATGCCGTCAAGCTCACGGCGAGCGCGATCAGCAGCAGCCTGCAAACCGGCCTGCTTCTTGATGGCGTCATTCAGGGCTCCTTGGTATTTGTCGTTGACCGTGCGTTCGACGGCCAGCACGCGCCGGCCGGCGGCCGTGCGTTCATCAGCAATCTGCTCGCGGTATTGGCTGGCCTGCAGGCGCTCGTCGGCCAGCTCGGCTCCAAGGCGCGCCGCCTGGAAGTACCAGGCCAAGGCAGCGCCAGCAGCAGCGGCCGCCAGGGCTGTGTAGATGGTCAGCCGCGCCACGACAGACCCCACTCGCAAAGCTCGGCATTCGCGTCGCCGCGGATCTTCAAGCCGGGCAGCACCACGGACACGCCATTGACCGAGCCCTTGTTCCAGCGCGTGTTTTCGCGGCAGGCCTTGATCCAGTTGCCCACATTCGCATCGCGCCGCATGGTGCTGGTCTGAAACTTCCCGTCGCCCTTGTTGTGCAGGAAGTCGTAGAAAGTGGCCTGCTGAAAGGGGTTGTATGTGCTCCAGTAAGTCAGCGAGCGCTTGGCGATCACCTCATACTGCACATAGCGCTTTTTCTCCAACCGGAAGCATTCGGCGGGGCCGTACCACTTGCCCGCAATCACATCCTTGCCCGTCAGTCCGTTGCAGACCGTCAGCGGCTGGCCCTTGCCCACCTTGTCCACGTAGGGAGTGCCAATGTGACGATTGCTGGATTCGTAGAACGCGGCCATGACCATGGCGATACGCATCCCATCGGGCATGTCTGGGTCGGCCGCTACCGCCTGGATGTATTGATTCTGCTGGGCCACAGCCGTCGCGGCCTGGTCCACGTAGTAGGTGCCGCTCCCCAAGCCAGTCAGGACCAGCAAGGCGCCGATGCTGGCTCGCAGTTGCACTGGAATCTTGCTCATAGCGTGCCCCCTACGGCAGCCTTGGCCTTATCGCGCAGCTTGTGGCGCGCCTGCTCGTGAACATAGTCACGGCGCCATTTCCAGACAAGGTAGGCCGCCTGCAATGCCACAAAGGCAATCGATGCCAGGACCAGCCAGTCACTGAGGGGCAGACCTGCAAGCCGGAAGCCCCCGGCAGTTACCGCCCCTGGGGTGGCTTGTGCGGCCGCGGTGAGAATGTCTTGTTTCTGCTCGGCACTCAGATGCTGGTGAATGCCCAGCAGCGCCAGCATTGATGCGAGAGCTTTTTTCATGCCCCGGAGTGTTCCGGGGCTAGGTCCAACAGTCGAACCCTAGAGGGGTGCTAGACGCTCTGGCTGACAGAGCCGCTGATTGCAGCAGAAGTGCTGACCATGCTCCAGGCGCTGGCCACGCGCTGCGATGCCGTCGCGAGGCCAATCTTCGCCGCCTCCAGGCGCGCATTGTTCGTCTGGATCGCCACATCGGTGTTGACCTTGGCCGTCTGCAGGCTGATGTTGGAGCCGGCCTCGTACTGCTTGATCTCCGCTTCCCAGCGGCGCGCATAGCTTGCAGCCTTGGCCTCAATGGCGTGGGCACCGACCCGGTAGCCGTCCACCAGAATGGCCGACTGTTTGGCCGCCGCGTCCATCTTGGCCACCTCGGCGGACAGCTTGGCCTTCCAGCCGCTCCACTCCAGCTCCTTGGCCGCAATCTTGGCCTGAGCCTGGGCAATCGCCACGCGGGCGCGCTCGGCCTGGGCGCCGGTATACGCGCCATAGGCCTGCACCTGGGACTTGTAGGCATCCTGCTTGGTGGCCTCGGCCTGGGCGCGGGCCTTGTAGAGCTCCACCTTGGAAGTCTCGGCGTTGATGGTCGCCACAAAGGCGCGAATCTGCTCGCCACCGGCTTGAATGCGGGTCTGCTCCAGCCCCACCAGCGTCTGCGCGGCCTGCACGCGGGCCTTGTAGATCTCCACGGACGCCATGCGTCCATCAATCTCCGCCTTGTAGCGCGCCACCAGCGACTGGTTGATGTCGGCCTTGGTCTGCTCTGCCTGCAGCAGCGCCTTGTAGACCTCGACCTTATTCATTTCCGCCTTGATGACGGTTTCGTAGGCCATGGCATAAGTGCGGTAGCCGTCCAGCAGTGCCTTGAAGCGCTCCAGCGCCGCATTGTGCGCGGCAATGCTGTGATCGGCCGCCGTCTTGGCTGCATCAAAGGACAGGCGATCCAGCTGCAAGGCCTGATCCATCAACTGCCCCTCCAGTGCCAGCCCCTGGGTGATCGCATCCTTGACGTTCGATTGCTCCAGCTCGGCCTGCTTGATCGCAATGTCACGGGCCAGGCCCGAGAGCTTGTCGTGGTACTCGCGCCGGGCGTCGGCCAGCTGACCAGCCAGCACCCCGGACGGCAGCGGGAACCCCAGCGCCTCTGCACCGCGCATCACCTCGCGCTCTCGCGCCAGGGCAATCTGGGTTTCGCGGTCGCGCGATCGATCCCAGATGGCCTGCTCCACCACGGGATTCAGGCCCGTTCCGCCCTGAATGCGCGCGGCCAGGATGGCCTTGAGGTTGCCCATCAGCTCCGAGGCATAGCCGGGCGCGCGCTTGAACTCAAAGGGCGCGGGCTCCAGCAGTTGCAGCTCGGGCACATCGTCCAACCTGTCCAGCCAATCCTCGTGCAGATTCACCCCGCCAAAGCTGTGCGTGGTCAAGGACAGGAACTCAGGCGCCTCAGGCAAGCTCACATCCGGCGCATCGGGGATGGCCACCTCCCGCATCTGGGGCAAGGCCGGCGCCTGGCCAATCACCAGATTAGGCGCCGCGCCAAAGTCCATGGCCGGCGGCTGCAGGTCGAAGCCGACCACCTCCACATCCGGCAGACTGCCAAGATCCAGCGCCGCCGGCATATCGCCAGGCGTGGTGAAGCCCAACTGCGGCAGCTCGGGCAAGTCTGGCAGATCCGGCAAGTTGGGCGCGGCAATCGTGCCCCAGCGCACACTGATCGTTGGCGGCGTGTAGATGCTTGCATTGAGCGCATCCTGCATGGACTTGGTTTCGCTCAAGGCCTGGTTCGCCAGGTCGATGGAGCGCTCATACTTGTCCTGAACAATCTCGGCCGGGCCGTTGAAGTCAAACTCTGCCATCTCAAACTCTCCTTGTCTTGGATTTCACGCTCAGCACTTCCACGCGATCGAGCGTGAAGGCCTGCCCAGCGGGGGTACTCAGGCCGAAGCCCAGATAGTTTTCTCGGATGCCCTTGCCCACCGGGCAGCGCGTCTGGCCGCTGTCGCGCAGCGCAAAGGCATACGACCATCCCTGCCCGCCCGGGCCAAAGACCGTGAACTCGGCTTCGCCCTGCCCCTGCATGGACAGATAGACCATGGCGATCTGCTGCTTGAGCGTGTTCTCGCGCAGCGTGACGGGCAGACGCAGTGAGGACTGAATGGGCAAGCCGGCATCCGTGTCCCCGCCAAAGGCATACAGGCCCGTGGCGCTGCCACCATGGCTTGGCGTGATGCTCTGAAAGTCGTGGCGCGTGTACTCGGACACTGCGCCGGTGAGGGTGTTGACGGTGATCGCAGTCATGGTGGCTCTCAGAAGGGGTAAAACGATGCGGCATTGCGGGCGGCTTGCGGCCAGGGCAGGACAGACTCAGCCTCTCTGACCCCGGCCACCGGATCCACCAGGAAGCGTCGGATTTGCCGGTCTGGAAAATTGCCGACCGCGATCTCCAGCAGCATTGCTGGCGTTTGCGGGCACTTCGCGCAGACAGCCGTGGCAGACAGGTTGTCGATTGACAAAGGCGCCACGATCTCATCGACTTGCGTCGAAAGAAAATCGGACTTGGCGGTATGGTTCTCCACATCCCAATGCCCAATAGGCTCTGTATCCTCCAGCATGTTTTGGCTCGCATACAGTTCCTCTCCAAGCTCTGTGATATTCCTCCCAATATTGGCGTAGCCGGGATAGCCTGCCCGACCTGGCACTACTGGGAAGGTCGTTACCTCCCCTCGATACCAAATAGTCACCTGCGCCTTACGGATTGGGATAGACCTCGATGGCGTTTTCGTAGGCCCCTGTGGCCCATACGAGGATGAGGACTGGTGGCTCAACTCAGCCGAATGTTCATAAAACACCAGCAGTCCATCTGTGAGGCGCTGCAGCATCACTTGGCGGACTACAACCCGAGATGTGTACTGAACCTGGGCACTGCCGCTGTTGACTTCTTCACCACGTATCCGGTTTTGATAGAAGGTCCCTGATTTGACGCCCTCTACATATCTTTCACTGGTGATGATTTCGGGGCCGTGGCTGTACTTGCGGGAATTCTTGGCGTGGTATTTAAACTTCGATTCATAGCTGCCGGACTCATTGTTGACGACCTCCACATCCCCTGAAATGAGATCCACGCCCACCCTAGGCGGGGGCTCCTGAAAGCTGACCATTTCATGGTTGGAATCTGTGGGCCTTGAGTAGTCCACTTCGTAGACCACGCTATCTCTGTCGTCCTGAATCACAGGCTCCCCGCTATCGGTAATGCCAATCAGCTGACTCGTTCCGATCTCACTCGACTTTCTTATCTTGTAGGTATTCGTTTCCGAGTGGATGGCGAACACCCTCCATTTACTCGTACCCTCCGAACTAGCCGCCGAGATCAATTGCGGATGCGGCCAATATTGCTGCGACACAGCGAACCCGGCGCGAGTTGCCGACTGCACCACATTACCGATAACTCGTGAAATCGTGGGAGTGAATGCACTGGGGATGCTGGGGAGTACCTCATCTGCGACAGGCTCATAGCCGAAGTTACCTGCCCTGAAAGTTTTTATGACTTGCTCCGTCTCCTCGTATTCGGCGGGCCCAGCGTTGGTGGGGTATGTAGTCAGCGTCAGTAAGACGGCATCACCGCGTGAATATGAGAGGCCGGGCCACATATCCCGACGAATCTCAAAATAGTCTGGTGCATAGACAAGCGGCCCCACGATGGTGGAGCGCCGTCCCGCATACCTCTCAACCACCACAGCAAGGTATTTGCCGTTGGGTGAAACCACATGGTATTGACGATTACTCGGGTTCGGGAGCGGAAACAGACCCACAACGTCAATGAATCCAGGCGTATCGACAGACAACTCTTGGCTGTCGGCCGCCACCTCTTGCTTGATGACCGTGGTTTGCGCGTTGCTGCCAAAAGGCGGTGGGCTCAAGTCGCTCACTCCCTTCTTGAGCACCGATTGGCGCATCGTTCGCGCGCCAGATACCAAAGTATTCACAAAGACCGCGGCGCCGCCGGGCGAGACATGCATCAGCTCGCCCGGATAGTCGCCCGTGCTCAGCGGTGTGAACACATTCAAGTAGCCATAGCGACCCAGCCCCTGTCCGTCCTGCGCGGCATAGGAATAGCCCCAGCCACCAGGCACTGCGATAGCCCGGTCGGTCATCCCTTGCAGGGAAAAAATATCGGACTTCTCGGGCGCGCTGTACTCCTGGGCAATATTGCGAAACACCCACTTGGCCGAAAGCCGGCCGTCCACCATTTCGTTGACCAGCAGCCAGATCTCGCCCGACTGCATCTGGGAGAACAGAATCCCGCTATCCACCTTGACGCGGCGGCTGCTCTGCGTCGGCCAGATCTGCATGATGTGCTGCCCGGCCACAGAGACAATGCGATAAGCCGTGCCGTCCGCCAGCTTGCCCTGCTGCGTGGGGTTGGGCACCTGGGACAGATGGGCCTGGCTCACATAGCGCGCAAAGACCTGCTGCGCCATCGCCCGTTGCTCGGTGCTGGCCTGTCCGCCCTCCACTCGCAACGCCGGCGGCGCGGCCTCCGCCACGGGTCGTCCCAGCACATCAAAGGCGAACGGGTTCCACAAATTCATTGGGGTACCGCCAGATACTGAGGAATGCCGTTCACCTCACGGAAGGTCGCGCACACCTCCTTGACCGCAGTGCGGTAGCGATCTGCACTCAGACTAGCGGTCTGACCACCGGCAAAACCGGCCACCACCTCGCCCCCTGCAATGCACAGCATGGCCTGTCCACCGCCCGTGCCGTCGCCCAGCTTGATGCGGTGCCCGGGCGCCGACACGCCGGAGCCAAGCACCACCGGGCCGCGCTTGGTGGGCACATAGGCCAGTTGCTCCCAGTCGGTACCGGCCAGGAACACCAGATCCTGCTCGGTGCCCACATACACTCCATCCTCCACCGGAACAATCGCCGTGATGGGCGCGGCCAGCGCCTTGAAATCGCGCCAGTCTGCCAAGTGGGGAGCCATGGGGCGCGAAGCCCACAGCACATTGCCCTGCGCCACCAGCACCCGCCCGCGCCAGAAGGCCGTGACCGCGCCCACTGGGAAGGGCTCGGCCCCCAGCGTGCGGCAGGGCAGCACCAGAGCCGCGTTGTCGCCCGTGAACTCAAAGCTCGGCCCCAAGGCTGTGCCGGCAAGATAAGCGCCCTCCCCGTCCTTGCCGCTCAGATAGACGTTGACCGCATGGCCCTCCAGCTCGGGCAACCCGTCCAGACGCAAACCGCCCTGCGCCAGCATTAACGGCTCGGAGCTGATGGCCGGGCCTTCCAGCCGGTCGGCCAGGCGCACAAAACTCAAGGTGTAGCGGTACTGGCCGGGGTGCAGCGCACCGAAGCACTGATCGGGCAAACCCAGCGATTCAGGCAAGGCCACACTGCGCTCCACGCCTGTGCGCCCGTCTGTCACGCCATGAATCAGACCATTGCTATAGGTGGTGCGGCCATCGGGCAGATCGCAATACCAGACCCGGCCCGATCCCAGCGCCGGGTGAATCACATGCCGTGCGCCATCGGGGTGAATCGCCGTCAGGGCGCTTCCGCAGGTAGCCAGCATGAAGCTGTGAGCCTGATGCAGGTTCTTGTGGCACTGCTCGGAAGCCACGGTCAACCCGGCGCGGCGCGTGACTTCCCCCGTCAGGCCGATGTCTACATCCTGCGCCAGCAGCAGATCGCCGCTGCCCATGCGGTGCTCGGGCAGCACATTGTTGATGCCGGTAAAGCCTTTATAGGTCAGCATGCCGTTCCTCTATCCAATGCAGGGCGCCCGAACCGAACCGGGCACAGTGTTCTGGCGCGCATCGCCATGCCGCCCAGCGCCGGGCTGCCAAAGCTCACCGGCTGCAGGCTCTCGGGCGTGAACGACAGGCCAGCGAGCTGCACGCTCGGGCTACCAAAGCGCCCGACCCGCAGCCCCGCCACGCCAAAGCCGAACTGCAGCGAAGGCCCGGCAAAGCGCGCGGGCCGCAGCGAATCCACATGCGCAAAAGTGACCAGTGCTGGCGCGCCCAAGCCCGCTGGCTGCAGACTCTGGACACGTAGGCCTATGGACAGCCGGGGCTGGCCGAAGCGCGCAGGCGTCAGGCTGGGAGCGGGGCCGACCTGAAGTACGGCATGCAACGATGGGCGGCCGAAAGCCACCGGGCGCAGGCTCTGGGCCTGCAGCGCCACCTCGCCAGGGGGCATGCCGAAGCGCGCCTCGGGCGTACCAAAGCGCGCCGGTACCAGGCTCTCGGGGCGCATCTCCTGGCCCTTGAGCCGTGGCGTACCGAACTGCGCAGGCGACAAACTCGCCACACGCATCTGTAACCTGGCTTCAGGTACCCCAAAGCGGACCGGAGCCAAGCTATCGACCGCAAACTCCCCCGAGTGCACCACCAGCGATGGCACACCCATGGAAACAGGCCTCAGGCTGGAAACCTGAATCCCGCCAGATCCACCACTGGCTCCCGATCCCGCCCCGTTGATCTGCGCTGCGTTAAAGCCTGGGTATGACATAGGCCGCTACCTGGCTAAACATCGTCGGGCGGGCCATATTCCAAGGGGAATCCCGCCTCTGTATTGGTGCAGATAAACAAGCCCCTCCAGTAAAAGCGCCCCCTGAAAGTCCCACCCGCAGCCGGGCTGTCGATGGTGAAAATCATCCCCCGGATGCCCTTTTTGATATTGGTAGCCAGCACAATGCGCTGATGACTGCCATCAATGGCTGTAAGGGGCACGGCATTGACCAGATTGGTCTTGCTGACCACGGCACCGCTGGTGTCGAGTGAACCCACGGAAACCGTCGGCACACTGGTAGCTGCGTAGTCTTCGCAGATGAAGCCGATTTCACTGGGGTAGAACCAGATATCCGGGTCATCAACGCCATCCTCAAGGCGGACTCGGGCAATGCCACCGTCAGCGTCCTCAGAAACCTCTGACCAGAAATCCTCTCCTAGCGCCGGCTTCGGGATACCCGGGCCGATCCTCATAGAGCGACTGGCTGAAAACACCCTAAACGGAGCTTCCGTGCTCTTGACGATCGAGCCCGGATAGTAGGCCTTGGTGCTTTCGTAGTCGCGTGCCACGCCCAACTCAACAGCAGCACTGTTCCCTACACCTTCCACAGACGAGCACATCAGCATGAAGCCAGCTTCATCCCCACCCGCTTGGGGCAACACCGGCGTGCCGCCAATTGCCCAAGAATTGATAATCAAGCTTTGGCCTTTAGGCGCCCCAGCCGCATAGCTGTACACGCGCATGTTGTCTCCGAAATTAATGCTGAGTGCACCCATGTTCGGGGAAAACGCCGATCTAGCACGCGCCACATTCAACATGCCCGCCGTGATACGGCACTCCAGCTTGGTGCCCACATTCCAATCCAGCGCCGTCGTTCCCTCCTGGCCTCTCAGAACCTCTACCGTCTTTTCGAATTCGTTGATCTTGACAATGAAGACGATTTCCACGGCATCGCGTTGATCTGGGTTGACGAGGGTCGCCCGCGCAAAGCTGGTGAGATTGAAGCGCCCCCCGCCTTCAATCAGGCCCGCCTCGGGCATCGTGATGGCAGAAGAAATCACGGTATCCGCGGCCGAGATCCCGCCCGCCAGAGCAAATCCGGCATTGTTGAAATAGCTCTCCTGCAGCATGCTGGCCCCTTACACCAGCGAGAGGATTTTGGCCGGCCCGTCAGACCATGGCGTGCTGACTTCGCTGCCGTTTGTGCTGAACGGGAAGCCTGTGACCACGTCGTAGTAAGCCAGCAGCGGCGAGGTGGCCGCGCTGCCCGTGTCCTTGAATAGTGCAATGGCCTTGACCGTGCTGCCGGCAGCCACCGCCCCGAAGGAAATGTCGTCCGCGTCAAAGACGCCGCCGGTCACGACCTTGTTCTGCAGCTCCACAGCAGCACCAACGACCGCGCCCAGATCAGAGAGGAATTCATGGGTGTCGCTGTACGCATAGGCAACCGGCACCAGCACGGCCTTGATGGTGTCAGCGCTGAAATCGATGTAGGCGGTGAGAACCTTCTGCGCGCCCTTGGGATAGAACTTGTTGGCCATGGCAAAACTCCTGTGTGACTTGCAGGGAGTTTTGGCCAATGGCCGTCAAAGGTCGAACCCTAGAGGGGTTAGCCAGTCTCTACTTGCCAGATTTTCTTCCTACAAAGGAGAGAACTAGCTTGTTTTCACACTTCACACAGAGCGATCCAAATTGTGTAAAGCAGAAAAAATAACACTTGACATGTTTTTCTGTTGGTGTATACCGTAATAAAATACAAATATTCTTTAATGTAGATAAACATTAATTAAATTTATCGATACCAAAATATTAAAAGTAAATTATGTCATCACATTGCGAGGTAGCTATGGAAATCATCAATATCGCCTCAAAAACCATTCCGTGGCTGAGTACGGATATAAAGCGTGCGATAAATCGCGGCGACTGGCTTCTTTTTACTTCGGATGAAGAAGTAGATTCTCACTACTTCTTGGATATTGGGCAGAAAATTATTCACATTAGCGAATCCGGCATTATCGGCGAATACGAAAAGATTAATTTCAATCCAGATATTAGCAAAATCATATATTTTTCCGACATTCCAAAGCCTGACTCACTGAGCAACGCAAAATCATTCAATTTCGCCTAAACAAATGCAACTTGACAAGAACACAACAAAATGGGTTTTTCTCTTGGGGGCAAGCACGGAGCCGGAAAGTCGCCACATATTTGATTTGGCTTTTGGCTTAATGTGTATTGAGTCAAGCGGGGTGGACAAGAGTCATATAGAAATATATATTGATGGTAGCAACAGAAGCAATATTGATAAACTTTTTCACACAGGAAGTTCGAATACTTTTGAGATAAAAACAACTCAAGATTTTTTTTCATGCAAAGATAGTAATAAACACGAAAATGTCGTAATATTTTTTTCTGGGCATGGCGGGCACTTAGGCATTGATGCTTCACCATTAATATCTCCACATAAGCTGCTTCATAGGCTAAAGCAAACACCCAATCTAAAAAGAGCTGTTGTTTTCCTGGGTCAATGTTTTGCAGGAACCTTTAACTACACTGGAGCGGGTCGCGGAGCATCGGAAAATGTCGATGTGATATTTCTTGGCGCAACAAGCCTACACCCCAGCTTGAGCATCCGCACCACAGAACAACTTGTTAAAGATCAAGACTTTACTTGGCTTGCCAACGTTTTTTTGCTGTTTGTATTCAAATGGTTTCTTAATCCAGTAGATATCGATGGCGATGGAAAAAACACCATCATAGACTGTTACAAGTTTGCGGGATGCATGGCCAACGCCTTCAACCAGTCAAGCAGAAGATCTTTCTTTGAGCAATCGCTCACAGCCAGAGAAAAATATTTTCAGGCAACAACGGAACTTCATCAGGCGCAAACAAAAAATGACCCCCTGATAGGCATTAAACATTTAGAGATGCTTAATGCCGAGCAGCAGTATCAACAGAGCTTCGAAATCTATCATACTCATCAAGAATGCTGGATTCTCAACTCTGTCCCGGCTCAAAAAATATATGTTTGATGGATTAATCTGATCAAAACAGTAGCCAAACACTAAATACCTTCCTTGGCTACTTCCATCATCTTTAGCCGCAACGCCTTGGGTGCCGTGGCGGCAATGCGGTCGCTGCGATCCTTGCCCATCTCCCGCACGCGCTTCCATACATCGGGCATCTTGACCACGATGGGCTGCTCTGGGTTGTCGCGGTTCCAGGCCGCCAGGCGCTCGCGCACCCGCTGCACAGCAGCCTCGTCCTTGCGGAATAGCGCGTCTGCCCATTGCGCTTTGATGTCAGAGCTGGTCTGGGTATAGAACGACTTGCTGCGCTGCATGAAGCTATTAGCCTCCTGCACCTCGGCCACGCTCTTGGGTTGGAAGCCGATGGCCTTCGCCGCGGCCTCGGCCAGCGTTGTGTCGATCACCTTGTAGCCCTTGGTGTCGCGGTACATGCCCGTGGCCACCATGTCCAGACCCTTAGCCAGATTGCGCACTGCAGTGGGCGCCCATTCAAGAACTCCCTTGCCAGCGGTTGCAGCATCGCCGTTCACAACGCCCTTGATCACATCACGCGCACCAGAGAAGCCGCGCGCCACCAGATCACCAGCAGGGCCAATGATTTCCGTCATGTCTCGCTCACGATTAGGCTTGTCCAGGAACAGGCCGGTACCGGGCAGCAGATTGCCCATGCCAAGGCGTCCGGACACATCGATGGGCGCGCCCGGCAGGCCAGACAAGCCCTGCTCCATGAACTCACCCAACTCTTTGCCCACCACGTTGGCCAGCAGCTCCTTGCGCCATTGCTTGGCGCTGATGTTGTAGCCCATCATCTGGCCCGCGCCATCAATCAGGTCCTCGGCATCCTCCATGAAGGGCACGCCGCCGGCGCCGCTCATCAGCAGCAGCATGACCACAGCCCAGCCTACCGCACGGCGGCCTGCTGCTCGCTCCGGGCTCCCTGCTGGCCCTTGGTTCCACATGCGCTGCATCAGCTCCAGATAGCTGACCGAGTAGGTCTTGAAGGTGAACAAAGTCCCGCCGACCGCACCACGCGCCCACTTGGGCTTGTTGGCCTTGCTGTAGACGAACTGCGTTTCCAGCACCGCCTTGCGCGCGAAAGCTGCCGGGTCGGCCATGCCCTGGTCCTTGGCAATTCGGTAGGACGCAATAAAGGTGCTGCGGCGGTTGAACTGCTCGGCCAGCGCGAAGGGCTGACCCCAGAGCACCTTGCCCTGTTCCCACAGATTGCCCGCCTTGGCGCGCAGATCGCCGGCCTTGGTGCCATCGCCCGAGCGAAGCATCCCCGCGCCGCGCGCCTGGGCCATCAGCTGGTGGATTTCCTGGGGGCTGACCACGCCATCATCTTCGGCCGACTGCAAGGCCTTGGCCAAGTCGGCCTCGTACTGGAAGCCCTTGTCCGTCCAAGACCGCCTCATATCGTTAAGTGCTCGAGCCATTTGAGCCCCAGCCTTCTTCATGCCACCGTACTGGCTCAGCCAGGGCAGCGTGACCGCGAAGGGCTGCGTCGTATTCACAAAGGCCGAAGCAATGGATCCGCCCAGATACTGGGCGAACAGCATGCCGCGCACGGCCTGCCCTTCCTCCTGCGGGTCGCGGATGTAGTCGCGCAGGCCCATGGCCAGATCCTTGAGCTCGCCCTGCTCCTTGGGGATCTTGCCGATGGCCGTTTCCATCTTGCCCGCATTCAGGCCCATGGCCCCGGCGCGTGCGTTGGAGTAGACAAAGTTGGCCACCACCCGCCCCACATCCTCACTGAAACCGGCGATGCCCTTGCGGTGAATCAGCCGCTTCATGGCGCTGTGGTTGTTCTTGGTGAGCTTCAGAAACTCTTGGAATGCCTTGTCCTGGGCTTCATTGCCCTCGGCCTTCAGGCCCAGCATCTCCCCGAACTGCTCCAGCGTCTCCGGCGTCACGCCGGCAAACAGCTTGTAGGCCTCGGCACTCATGGTGCCCGTGGTGACGGTCGCGCCTTTGAACTCGTGCTCGAGTTGCATCTTGGCCCGGTTGGAGTCGCGCGCGGTTTCGTACATGCCGAAGTACAGGCGCTCGCCATTGGCATCCACCACATCCACGGTGTAGCGGCCAAAGCGCGACAGCGGGGCATAGCCACCCTGCTGCAGATCCACCGCCGTTTCCATGCGGCTCTTGATCTGCTGCATGTATCGACCCAGGCGGTCTGCAGAGTCGGGATCTGCCTTGGCGTCCTGCTCGAGCGTATCCAGCAGCAGCTGGGCCGCAGCTTCCACGGAGGGCTGCTCCAGCACAGCATCGCGCATGGGCTCGTACTTCTCACCCACCACGCGCAGCATGTCGGTGCGCGCCGTCATGTCGATGGAGCGATCAATGGCCGCGCGCGCCTCGCGGTACAGGCTGATCTGGTTGGCATCCGTCCCGAACTGTGCCTGCAACTCAGCATCGGTCCAGACAACGCCGGGCTTGAGCATCTTGTTCTCAAAGCGCGCGTTGATGTTCTTCTCGAACTGCGCCACCGGCAGGCCTTGCCACATCGCCAGCACCTCAGATTTGATCTTGCCGTGCTTGAGCAGCATGGCGGCCTTGTTGTGGGCCGACAGATTGGCATAGCGCTTTTGCAGGTCGTCGACCAGGGTCGGCTTGCCGTTCTCGTCGCGCGCCCAGATCAAGGTGCCCTCAAACAGCGGGCGGGCCACGGCCTTGTTGTCGGCGGCAGAGACAGGCTTTTTCTTGAGGTCGCCCAGCGATTCCACGCGCGGCAGGATGCGCGGCGCCATGTCGGCCGCGTCATTGGCCAGCATGCTCACATCGTCAATGTTCTGCTGGGCCGTCTCATAGACAGGCTTGAAGCTGGGCGCGCGCTCGGCCAGATGGCGCATGGTGCCCACAGACTTGTCCCAGAGAGATACCTTGCCCTCGTGGGTGAAAGTCTTGGTCAGTTGGTCAAGGGCGCTGTCCTTGAGGTCAGCGAAACGCGAGCGACTGAATCTCAGTCCTTCGTCTGCGTCTGGGTCTGCTTGGCCAGGATTGCTTTGATCTTCGCGCTCGCGTCCGCGTCGTCCTTCATCAGAGATTCGATCTCGGAGTCGGTCAGCCGGTTCGTAACGTGCGAGATAGCGGGCTTCCGACTCGGTGAGTGCATCGAAGCCGTAGCCTGTTGCGGCGCGGTATTCGTTTTCGAGGTCACCATGTTTTTGTCGAAGGGAAGCCAGGGTTTCGGGAGAGGGCTGAATTTTTGCACTGTACTGCTTGCCGGTCAACGCAATGACCCCGGCCACGGTGCCGCCGCCTTCCCGAATATGGCTGGCCAGCGCCGCGAACGTGCCGCCCTGGGTCAGGGTGTCGTCCACCAGCAGATAGGGCTTGGCCTCCACCACGCCGGCAAAGTCCACGGGTGCAAAGATGCGATCGAGCCCATCCATGCCGGTACGGCGGGCGCGATTCGCCTGAACAATGCCGTTGGCAGCCTTCAGGCCCAAGCGATGCGCCAGCACCTCGGCCGCCGCCCGTGGAATCTTGTTGCGCCCAGACGCCTCCTCGGCAGCCACCGGCACGACCAGCGGCTTGGTGTCGCCAATTGCGGCCTTCACTTTCGCCACCAGGTCAGGAGTCACAAGATCCATGGCTAAGCGCACGGCCGCCTCAATGTCTCCACCCTTGGCGGCTGCATAGTCAGGGTGTGAAGAAGCCGAGCCCAAGGTGCTGCCGATGATGGCGTCCGGCATGCTGGTTGCACTGGTACGGCTGAAAGCGACGTCTTGGGACATGTCGGCCACGGTACCACGCTCCACCCAGGCGCGCGCCGGCAGGATGAAGTTGCGAATCAGCTCTGCATCCGTCAGCGCCAACGACTTGAACCCCGGCACATTGGCGCGCAGCCAGGTGCGGATTGCAGCCACCGCACGGCGCACAAACCCGATCTGCGGCGTGTTCTGCGCCATCTCGGCCAGAACTTCCTCGGCAGCCGTGCGGCGGTCGAGCCTGTTGACGCGGCGCAGACCGTACTCAGCAATCTTCGCGTCCACATCGGCCTTGCGCATGGTGGCCACCTGATTCAGGATCAGGCCCAGGTCCTTGCCGAACAGGCCGCGCAGCCCGTGGTGCCCCAAAGCCTCATGGAACAGCACGCGCGCAGCATCGTTAGGCGTCTTGAGCTTGGACGCCATCAGATACACCTTGCCCTGGTAATAGAAGCCTTCCGGCGCGCCACGGGCACCGCCGCTGCGCTGCTTCAAGTCCGCACGCCGCGCGCTCTCGGGCACCACCGCGTCGTGCATATCAAAGGCCACGATGACCTCGGGACCGTTGGCCCAGGCTTGGCGGATGGCATCGGCCGTGCCTTTGACGGCGCGCACTGCCTCGGCACGGGCCGCTGGCGAATAGCTGGGGCGCACGTTCACTGCTGGGGCAGCAGCTGCAGATAGATTGGCTGGCAGCCCTTCGCCCATACCCTGAAGAAAGCCCGCCACATCAAAGTCCGCACCTGCCAACTGCTCGGACTCCTGCCGGCGGAATCGGGGATCCTCTTTTGCACGCATTCCATCCACTTCGCGCACCAAATTGCGATGGGCGGCCTCTGCCTTGAGCAACTGCAATCGGTTGGCAGTGCCCTCTTTTACGGCGGCCCGTAATTGCGTGACCTTGGCCCAAGCCTCCTTCTTCTGGCGCTCTCGATTCTCAATTTGCCCTTGGACCAGCTCCTGCGCCTGAGTCAGACCCTGCTTGCTCTGCCGAGTCGCATGGCTGCGCTGCTCCGCATTGACTGCTGTCGCGCTCTTGGCTTCCTTCGCAGCCTTGGCCTCTTTCATGCGCTGCGGTACCGACTTTGGCGCGGGCTTCGGCTCAGTTGTTGGTGCGGCATTGGCACTGGGCGATGCCTTCACCGCCGCCAGAGCTTGCCCCACCGGCGCATCCAAAACGATCGCCTTGACCTGCTTGCCTTCCTCGGCTGCCGCGACTGCCTGGTGGTGGCCGTCGATGATGTGGCCATCGCTGGAGACAATCACCGCACGGTCGCCGGTGGCAGTCTTGGCCGCTTCAACCTTGGACGGGGAGTATTCAGCCTGGGTAGGCTTGAGCTGGGCCGCGTCCAAGGTCGTGGTTTCATGGGAAATGCCATGGGCCTTCAAGTGCTTGACTAGGCCGCCATGGTTGGCCGTGGGCACCTGGGGCAATTCGGCGCGCGGGATGCCCAGCGTGCCAGTCTCTGCCGTGAACGGCTTTTCATCGCCTACGGGCGACGCCGCCGGCTTCGGCAGCGCGTCTCCGGAGACAGCATTGGGCGCAGGTTTTGCTGCATTTTCAATAGCTGCAGGCGCTTTACTCGTGGACTCCACCAGCGGGGCCACCAGCGAATCCAGCAGCTTCTCGCGGATCTTCTCGCCAAGGTCCGGCCATGCACGGGTGTGCACGTTCTTGCGCGCAATGACGGTCAGGCCAGGGGCCGTGGCCGCGACAGCCTGACGCTCCGCCGTGGTCATGCGCGTCCAGCGTTCGCTGGCATCGAGCTGTCGCTGGCGCTGGGCTTCACGCTCTGCATTGCCTTCGCGCGCGATCTGCGCCGCCTTGCCTACGGCTGCTTTGGCCGCGCCGGCTGCTTCCGAGACTTGCGCTTGAGCTTTCGCAAGGCTCGCGCCCTGCTCTTGCGCTCCAAGGTTCGCAGCTGGGGTGGTGCCATTGCCTACCCCTTGGCCTGCATCTTGGCCAGCTTGCGCTGCTCCTGTTTGCGCAGGTTGCGCGCTGCCTTGCTGGGCTTGATCGGCTTCAGAGACATTGGCATTCGCTCCTGATTCAATAGCTGTTAGCGTTTTCTGCGCAAGCGCTTGAAGTGCTTTTTCAAGTTTTTTGGTGCGCTTGTGGGTGGGCCCGTAATGGGCAATGGCCTGCTGCAGCTCCTGCTCGTTCATGTCGGGGATCTGCTTGGCCAGGATCTGGTTGATGCCGGTCAGCTGCACGGGCGCAGGCGCGCCGGCGATCGAAGCGCCGCGCCCCTGCTCACCGGCGGCCTGCAGCTCGAGGCGCGTGAGCTGGGTCTGCAGCGCATTGCGCTGGGCAGCCCTATTGCCGTCCCAGCCCTGGGCCGCGCCCTGCTGCTGCATAAAGGCAATACGGCTCTTGAGCTCGTCCATCTGTGCTTGCAGCGATACCTCGCCGGTTTCCGGATCCACGCCGGCGGGCACCTGGGGTGCAGCCTGCTGCGGCTCGGTCAGCTGCTCCGCCGCGGCGGCCACCTGGGGCTGCACCACAGGGGAAGCTCCGGAGTCCACCGCCATTGCTGCGGCCTTGGACAGCGCGCCCGCATTCGGGTCAAGACCCATAGCCTGAGAGGGTGTCAGCTCTGGCGCGGCCGTGGCGGCAGGCTGCTGGCCAGCAGCGCCCAGCTCCGTACCCCAGTCAGGGGCAGCAAAGTCGCGCGTGAAGTCGATTTCATTGCCCTGGGCTTCGGGCGCCGCGCCCGGCAGGGTTTCATAATCCAGATTTGGAGCATTGGCGGGGGATGCGACAGCAGTACCTGTCTCAGCAGCCTCAGCCGGGGCGGCGCCTTCACTGGTGGTCCATGCCTGGGCGTCTGGCTGCTGCGCGCCGGCTGCCACCGCAGCTCCCGTTGCGTCTTCTGCAGTCTTCAGTACATTCGCTGCCGCCTCGTCCCATCCCCTTACCCACTGCGCCTTGGCTGCCACGCTCTTGATCGAATCAGGCGGCGTGCGCGGCTCACCAGAGGCGAAAGCAGCTGCGCCCTCACCTTGTCGCCGAGCCGCCCCCTTGTGGGCCATACCCTCCGCCGCGCCGAAGCCGCCTCCCATTGGCGCTGATGCAAGGCCTTCCAGCGCCGCCTGTCCAGCGACACCCTGCCAAGTTGGCACATCGAAGCCTTCGCCCTGCAAGGCCGTGTTGGACGCATGCCGCTCCTGACCACCTTGTAGCATTTCCATCGGGGCTTCTTTGGCCGCGCCCGCAACTGCAGAGCGCAAGACACCAGGGGCCGCCTTCTCTGCGGCCTCGGCTGCCAAACGCTGGCCAGCCATTCGCCGAACAGCGCTCTCAGCACCTGTGCCGCCTGCTGCCGCGCCTAGTACACCGCCCAGAGCAATACTTCCCGCATTGGGTCCTGCGTACGCCTGGGCCGCATCGGCGCGCTTGGCCGCTTCCGCCTCTGTTGCACCCGCCTCGAGGTGCTTCTGCTTCACGCTTTCGTGGATTTGCCCCTTGATGCCCCCCACACCCTGTGCGGCAGCGAGGCCGATTTGGGCCGCGCGCACAGCTGCTACAGGGATAGCTGCAACACCAGAAAGAGTCCCGGCAACAATAGGAGCTGCAGAAGTGCCCAAGGCATTCAGCGTGGTATCAAGTGGCGCGTCGGCAAAGCTACCGGCATAGGCTTTGACCTCCTCCCAGGTGCTACCAGAATCCTCCGCCGCCTTGATCTTCTCGGCGCGCTCCTGCTTCTTGGCTTTGGCATAGGGAGAGGAAAGATCGGTCAACGCATCCGTGGCCTTTCCCAGCACGCGCGATGCAGCGTTATCGGCGCCGGCCACATCCGTGAGCATCTTGACGCCTTGGGTGATCCCCGATCCCAAAGCAACTGCCGAGTCTCCAGCACTGCGGAGCAAACTAGGCGATGCAGGCTCTCCATCTAAAGCCCCGTCGAATGGCTTGAGGCCTTGATTGACGGAGCTTGGCTTATCCAGCTCCCCCTGAAATGGCTTGAGAGGCGTTTGAGTCATCCCCTAATGACACCTCACCCCTGATTGCAGGTCGAACCCTAGCGGGGTGCACTCCAAGCCTCAACAAATAGTAAAAAGCTCCCTCGGGCTATGAAACGGCTCGGTTCATCTGTCTCCCGATCGTGGGTGGCCCCTCCTACTTGAATAGAGAGGATGTTTAAACCCCATCAATCCAATCCCTTAGGGAAAAAATCGCGAATGTCAGCGAATGCAGCATCTGGGCTGGACCGAGTCAAAACGTGCATCGCCTCCTTGAGTCCATCGTAATTCACCATCGGCATCTCTGCTGAGTTCATGACGCTTGGCTCACACATCACCGAATCAGTATCAAAGCTTGCATGGTTTCGGCAGACAAGCGGACGATCGGAGTAAATGGAACACGTATTTTCTTCGCCGAGAAATGGGCACGGATCACCAGCGAATTTATCAACACCGTGCGGTTTGCTCTGCAGCAACTTCTTTGCTGGCCGTCCACTTGCAGCACTTATCCTTGCTGCCTCGATTGAGGATATTGAGATATTCATGCGACAGCAATCCGCGCAACCTCTTTTACAGGCAGTAAACGGCTCGCGATATGACATGAATGCGTCCGCTAGCTTATAAATTTTCTGCAACTTGCTTCGTGTAGAAGCATTCGCGATACGGGTAACTGCAGGAACCGCGTCCTCCTCATCTCGAAGGGATTGCGGCAGTGACTCAAAAAACCTTTCCCGTCGTTGATTGGCCCTAGCGTACCGTTCTTCAGTGCTCTCGCTCATACCCTCTCCTTTTCGGGGATCGTAGCAGCCCAGATATGACGATCAGGAAATGCGAATTTTCCGTATTGAATCCCTGAGACTGCTGGCCGTGCTCGGGAGCGCTCCACATTCCAGAGCAAGCTTATGAAACTCTTCGGCGGCAATGTTCGGGTCCAGCCGCTGACTCTTTACCATCTGCTTTGCCGTGGGCAGAAGATCACTCATATCACTACGCGAGAGATGTTCACCGAATTGTGCAGCGTCCTTGAAGGACTCAATAGTCTGCTGCGGCAACGCGGGACCAAAAATGAAATATTCCAGATACTTTAGAAAATGTGGATGAGAGAGGATCTCGTCTCCCACAGTTCCATTGGCCTCAAAGACATCCTGCCTGGACTTCCCTCGGCCACTCGGATGTCGCTCTGCTTCAGTGAAATAGAGAAGTCGAACCTCAGGTATCGCCTCTCTATCTAGCAAGCTAGTTGCCAATGAAGCCATCGGCCCAATCAATGCTCGAAGCTCATCGTGACTGCGTGCATTGAATTTAATCTCTTTCAGCAATAGCAACTCACCTTCGGTCAGTTCAATGTCTGGCTTGCGATTCATTCCCACTCTTTCGTAGTTTTCCCAACCATACCAGCCCAGAAACGAAAATCCCCGGTCGGGACGAACGAAGGCTACAACCCTTCTCGGTCGTAACGGTCTGCGGCGCTGATGTACGCTCCCCGCGTGGCATCCACTATGAGTTGGTAGGCGCCCCAAAGGCCCAGCAGCACGCCGACGCAATAGATCACCAGCGCCGCCAATGCCACTGAGGAAGCTGCAACGGCCGGATCATCCTGCAGGATCAAGATATCGGACAGTCTGGCAAGCATGACAGCCAAAATGCAGACCGCCACAGCATGCGCAACGGCGACTGCGCCTCGCCATTTTCCAAATTTCTTGGCCATCCGGCCTGTGTCAAAAAGCCAAAGCATGATGGGTTCCCTCCTGCCCGAGCATTCTGACGCGGAGCCAGCGAGTCGCACAGCACGGCAGACCCATGCTCATGGCAACGAAAAACCCGCCGAAGCGGGTTTAACTAAGCTCAGCTCACGAGACTATTGTCCGCCGTTCGACTTGGGCATAACTATTGGCGAACTGACGTTTGCGCTCTCAAAGACTTTCGAGTATCCATGCATCATGCAATCGTGGGCATACATAGTCCGCAGTAACCAAAATTGCTGCCACAGGCTATCAGTCGGTTGAAGGACCTCGACATTGAGCCCCAATTTTTGGGCTTCAGAAGCATCGATGACAGAACCATGCGAATGGTATTGATCACGACTTGCCAAGCGTTGCACCAACACTTCAATAGCAGCTTCATCCATGCCACTAAGCATATTTGCTTTAAGCAGCTGAGAGGCTAGCTTTTTCGTTTGCAGAATTCCTGCCTGTGCGCTTAAGAGAACCAACGGGTCAATCCCCTGAATCCTCACAATGAAATCACAAGGTGTTCCATTGAGATGAGGATCAATCGGCCCCAGTTCCGAATCAAGCCCCATCACAATGCTTCCGCCACAGAACGTAATCACTGTGCCATTGCTCTTTGCGCGACGTGGAACGATAACTCTGATGTCTTTGCCTGAGCTAGTTAGAACTGAGCAAACTTTCTCGGTTGCGTCAGTAAACCCGCCATTTGTCTCAAGCAACAAATCGATAGAGTCAGATTTCGAGGCTCGCAACAACTCCGAAAGATAAATGTCATCAGTCTGCTCAATTTGAGCAGCTGAGCGATCACAATCAGAAAAGTAAACTAACAAGTCACGCTGTGTAGACCTCTGAATATCTGCAATCAGCAACTGGCGCAGATAGCGATCCTTATTCTGAACCCAGAATAGTGGAGATTGGGCTGGCTTCTTGGTACCGCGCGGAAAAGGCAAATCCTCTAACGGATTCAGATCTATAGAGCTCACAGAGTAGTTAGTTCTGGTTCGTTGAGATTCACGGGCGCAGGCTGCTGCTGCTCGTGCAAATGACGGCGTTGCATCTCAACAGCTCTTTTAAGCGACTCTTCAAGTCTTGCAGCCAAAGGATCACGCGTGGGTCGTTCGACAAAAACAGTTGAGGTCGTTGGGCGCGAGACAACTCGCTGGTTAAAAAGACTTGCGCCCGTAACTCCGAAGAGAAGTGTTGAATTGTTCATCACTATCCTCCTTTACTGCACTTCATTCTGAAGCATTGATAAACCTTTTTAGTTCCTCAATAGATATGTTCTATTGGGTTGCACATCCGCCTCGCGGCTGGCTGCTGTTTGTATCCTTGATGGTACCGTATCGCCACAAAGCATAGTTGCAGAAAGCCTTATGCTGCAACACTTCAGAAGCAACTTTACATACGTCAAGACCTGCCGTGTCGCTGTTACAAATCGATCATCAAGGAAGGATCATGCGCTTACTGTTCGCTGCTGCAACTCTGGTCCTGTGTTCATCCGCTATAGCAGCCAACTACGCAACCTGCATCCTGGACAAGGCCCCTGGCGCTGTAAACGATATTGCAGCCCAGGCAGTGCACCAGGTTTGCTTGAAGGCAAACCCCGGTGCCATTCAAGCAGTCCCGCAAGGTTCAAGTCGCGGCCTCATGAGCTACAACTCTGGCGCTGAGTGCGTCGTAGCCAAGGCCAAGGACACTCGGAGCAACCAAGCTGCAGCCATGATTGGAGTCGCCTGCAGGAAGCTGTATGACGACCCCATCAAGCTCACCCCATTCAGCGGGAAACTTGATGGCGAAAAATAGTCACTCACCCACAAATCGCTTGCCATTGGCATCTTCGTAAACAGGCTTGCCTCCAGATGTTCCAACTTGCTTGGTCATACCAGGAGGCAATGCAGTTTTGGGCGTACCTACTTCTTGCACATCCCCAGTACGGCTGTTGTAGCGAATGACCGATCCAGCTGTCGTTGAGCCATCCACGTTCTTGGTGGCCGGCGTGACTTGCACCTTCCAATCGGCTTCGTCCTTGCCTGAGTAGGCACGCATCTGGCTTGCAATCGCGGCCTGTTCTTCGGGCGTCTTGGCGTTGACGTATGCCTCCTGCAGCTGCCCCAATCGCTCGGCCGCACGAATCTGCGGCGCGCGCAGGCGTTCATCACTGGCCACGCGCTGGGCATCGAGCTGGTTGCGCTGCTGATCCAGATCCAGGCGTCGCAGTCCCAGGCCCAACTGCCCTTGCGCACGGCGATCAGCACCAGCCTCGGCCATGGCCGCGCGGCGCAGGCCCGCGTTGATTTCATTGGTGCGCTGCTGCAACTCAGGCACCCTGCCTTGCGCAACCAGATCAGCCTGTGTGGCTGCATTGAAGCGCGCAATCTTTCCGTCCGGATCGTTCTGGCCTTGATGGCGCGAGCCCCATGCAGGAGTGCTGCTGCCGCTGCGCCACTCGGCACGGTTGGTGATCGAGCTTGCGGAAGTCTCCATATCCTTGAGCCGCTGGCGCGCCGCCCAGTCATTGCCGCTGTGTGCAACTGTGGGCGCACGGAGCCCAAAGCCGCCATCTTCGGCTTGACCGCTGACAGCAGGAGCAGCATTAGAGGCCGCCAGGTTGTCAGCCGCCGCCATGTTCCTCGCATTGGGCTTGCCGGTGAATCCAGCAGGGAAGCCCATACCACCGGCCTGATCGCTGTACTGGCCGCGCCCATGGTTGTACACGCCGTCCATCACCTGGTTGCTTGGAACGTCTGCAGCTGACCCCACAGGTGCTGCAGATGCAGATGGGTTCGCAAGACCGGGATTCGAGGATCCACGGCCTGCACCTGCGGAGAATGTTGCGGGTGGAGAGGCTACGACGGATGCAGCCGCCGCCGGCGAGGCTCCGCCATAGAGGCCTGCGCCAATAGCTGGAACTGCATTTGCCGCGCGGCCGGCGTTGTTCACTGCGGAGGATGCGGCATTGAGGCCGCGGCTGATCGCGCCGCCGGTCGACGCAACACGCCCCACCCCGCCCAAGCCTGGCAAGGCGGCCACCGCATTGCCTACGTTGCGCCCCACTTCGGTATTGCTCCAGGAGTCCTGCGAGCCGTCAGCGGCAGGCGCTTTGGGGCCGCCAGTTGGGATCTGGGCCAAAGCATCAGCGCGCTGACCGTCCGTCATGCCGGCTGGCGCGGGTGTGGTGCTGGCCGCGGGCGCGCTGGGTGGCGCGCTGCTGAAACCGCTGTTGCCCGGCAGACGGTTGCCAGGGAAAGTATTGCTCGGGCTTGGGGAGGCACTTGGCGCCAAGCCCAGGCCGGGCTGCCGTAGCTGGTCCTCTGGCGCGCCGCCGTTGGCAAAGAACACTTCGGGCTTGAGCCCTAGCTGTGGCGCGGCCTTGGATAGCGGGCCGCTGGCGCGCGGGGCATTCAGGCCATATGCAGCCACTGGTGTATGCGTGGCATCCACCACGCCTTGAAGTGCCTGCTTACCGCCCATGGCATGCACAGTATCGGGTGGCAGCACGAATTCGCCCGGCTTGAACATGCCAGGGATGCTGTCGGGTGCCTGGTTCTGGGCCTGTGCCAGCTTCGCGCCCTTGTCTTTGGGGATGGGTTTGGACAGTCCGAACATGCGGCACCTTAAAAAATGTAGGTCGCGTTGACCTGGGGAACATCGTGCCGAGTGGCTCGGCGCAGATCAGCGTCGGGCCGCGCGCCGAAGTAGCCAGTAAAGGTCGCCTCCGCTGTGGCCGCGCGCTGTGGGTCAAACCCATCGCTATCGGGCTGGCTGAAAGCACGGTGCAGCGCCCAATACACCAGATAGGGATGGCTGGCCGCATGGATCTCCGGCTTGTCCGGATCGTTTGCCAATGGCTTGAGCGGCAGGCGATAGGCCTCCAGCGTCAGTGCCCCGGCCTCGCGCGGCATGGGCACCAGGCGCAGCGCGCCCTCGGTCTGGATGGCGTACATGGCATCGCAGTCCAGACGCACGCGCCAATCCGGGTGATGACGGTCCAGCCACTCCCGCGTCACCAGCTCCACCGGCTTGGCTCGATGGGCTGCCGCGCTCGGCTGCCAGTGCAGGTGCGCGATTTCGTAAACCTTGGCATGGAGCTGATACGAGGCCTGACCCGCGCTCACCGCAATGGTGGTTACCGCCGGTGTGCTGTCATCGAGCAGCAAACGGCCGCGCACGGCTGCCTCGTCCTGAGCTTCATTGAGCCAGCGGGTTACGGTCTCGTCTTCCCACAGATAGGGCTCCAGCTCGTCGTTGGAGTCCTCGCGGAAAGAGGCAATCAGTTCCTCAAGGGTCATATCAGCGCACCCCGAACTGGTGAATCAGGCCGTTGACCGTGATACGCATATCGTCCACCTTTGTCTTGGGATCAAAGGCGTGGTCGTACTTCTGGGCGTACTCGGTCAGGGCGGTTTTGTTCATGCCCTGCACAGTGACCAGCATGGCCTCGCGCTGGTCGTCCACGTCGCGCGCCTTGTCGTCCAGTGCCTGCTGCTCGAGCACAGCAATCTCTTGCTCGGTGAGCTCGGGCTTTTGCGTGTTGGCCTGGTTGCTGCCCAGCTCTGTAGTCAGTACCGCACCCAGCTCCATGCCTTCGGTGCCGGTTTGCACCTGGCCCTGCTGCTGCTGCGGCTCATCCGCCGGCTTGAGGGAAGCCGTGCGCTTGAACTCCACAAACTTGAGCAGGGGCTTGGCAATGGCCTCGCTCACCAGGCGCTCCTCTTCGGGCTGCCAGATATGGCCAGTGGCGCGGTCGCGGTAGATTTTGCGGCCGGTATAGGTAATGCGTACAAAGTTCATGATGCTGGGGAGTGTTCAGATGGACGAATGCGGGCGCTACCCAAAGGCAGGCCCGCATCCTGGGAGCGCTCTTTACAGGGCGCCGGTGGAGATGACCTGCAGCACCACATCGACGCGGGCCGTCTTGGCGTTGGCCGCGCCCGAGGTGGTCAACACCAGATAGGCATCCTTGGGCAGGGTCACGGGTGCCTTGGTGGATGTATTGCGCAGGCGCGCGGCGGTGGCCAGATCCAGAGCCGCGCCGAAGTACGCCGAGTCCTGGGGGGTCTTGGCGGCATCCACACCATCGACGTATTCAAAGCCCAGATCACCCTTGACAGTGGCGGTCAGGCCCGTGGACACGACAGCCATCGCATCCACCAGCGTGGAGCCGGCCGGGATGACGCCCATGCGCACCTTGTCGCCCACTGCCAGAGGCGCATTGGAGTCGGCCTCCAGCGCGCCGCCGTTGGCGCCGGTCTTGAGAATGAAATGCAGGGCATTGAGATTGCCCCAGGGAGTAGAGCCCAGCAAATTGCCGTGCTTCTGTTGGGTAGTCACGATAGACATGATTGGCTCCTAGACCGAATCGAGAGGGAACAGGTCCTGACAGATCGGGCGCCGCGCCATGGCCGCGCCCGATCCTGCTGCATTACTGGCGCGCGCCGATGATGGGAACGGCGGTATCGAGGGCGATCACACCGTGGTCGGTGTAATGCTTGGTGCCGTTGCCCTGATCCACGGCCCAGCGCACCTTGGATGTGCCCTGGATGGCGCCAATCAGCAGCTCCATCTTGTCGTCGTGGTCGAACTCCTTCTCCTTCCAGAAGAAGGGCATGCCACCGTGACGGCTGGAAGCAAAAGCCTGGGCCAATGCCTGGCCGCCCAACAGCAGAGCGCGGTCCACAGCGTGGGTGTCGCCAAAACTGGCCGGCACGAGGCAGGAGCTTTCCGCATCGCTGGTATTGCTGGCGCAGTACTTGATGGTGTCACCCGCATAGAAGCGGATGGGGCGCGGCTGCTTGCAGATCAGAATGCCGTTCCACAGACCGACCTCGCCCAGGAACAGAGGATGACGCTCGGCCTGGCTGGCGCGGGTCAGTGCGTTGGCCTGGAACTGGCGGAAATCCTTGTCCTGAGAAAACTGGTGGTACTGAGCGGGGCTCACCATCAGCATGCGCAGCGGGGAATCGTCGGCCGCCTGGTCGCCGGGCAGACGGATTGCGGGGGGCGGCAGCGCGATGGACTCAACCAGCGTGCGGCAGGCATCCACAATCGTCATGCTCAGTGCATCGGTCGATGCAATGTCCATTTCACCGGCATTGACCGCGAAGCCCTTGATCGCATCGCCATCGGCAATGTAGTGACGATTCTTGGTGGGAGCCAGCACGGGATTGACCGCAATGGCTTCAAAGTCCCCGTGATCGCTGGTGGGGATGGCCCACTCGATGTTGTTGTGGAAGCCGCGCGCGCCGGCCAGGTGCATCAGAGAGCCCTGATCCTGGTATCGATCCATCAGACCTTGGGCGATGGGGCGGCCGATCTTGCGAAACTCGACGGGCGAGCGCAGGTCGGTCATGGTGTCACCCACATCCACGGGGAAACGCGCTTGGTTGACGCGCACACGGGCCTTGTCCAGCGACACGCCCACGCCCTTGCCCTCGGCCATGCGGGCGCCCATGATGGGATACGCGCCCACGGGCTGTACAAAGTGGAATTCCACCTCGTCGCCCTTGCCGCGCGACAGATCAACGGTACGCACGATGGGCATATCGTTGGTGGTCTGCTTGCGCAACGTGGCAGCTGCCGAGCCCTCGCCCTTGGGCATGGTGCCCACCATCTGGTTGAGCTTGGAATTGCGCTGCATGGACTGCGCGAACAATCCTGCCGCTTGTACAAACTGCGCATTGGACGAGCCTGCGCCTACACTGGTCTTGGACATATCAAGTCCTCCTGCTATGGGACAAAGGCGCTCTCATCACGAGATGGCCCGGAAAAGGTTTGCGGTGGTCCTTGCGGCTACACCACGCTATTCATCAGACTGGTCTGGCGGTCGCGGGGCAGGCTACTCACGTACTCCAACAGAGCGGCCGGATCGCTGGCCAGCGCAACTGCGCGTTCTGCCTCGGTTCCTGCGGGTGCCGCTCCGGGCAGACTCGACAGGCTCACGGGAGGTGCGGTCTTGGCATCGGCCAAAGCCTTTGCCACCGCTGCTGCAGTGGGGTCGGTTGTCGCCGCGCCTGCTGCTGCCGCATGGACCTGCTTGAACTGGCCCAGCAGGTCAATCACATCCTGGGCGGTACCCGCTTGCAGGGTGCGATCAATGGCGGCTTGCACGTATCCGGGCTGGCCAGACTTCCAGCTGGCGAACTCCTTGGATTCAGCGACTTCAAAGGCATCCTTGTGCGCGTCCAGAATCTTCTGGGTGTGCGCCTGCTCTGCTGACACGGCCTGTTCGCGCGCCTGGGCCTCGCGCTGGGGAGCCAGTGCAGCCTCCACTCGGGCGGCAACCAGCTTTTCAATGCCGGAAGCAATCCCCTCTTCGGAGAAATCCCCAAACAGGGAAGCATCGGTACCACCTTGCACAAGGCTTGTGGCAGCTGCCAGGTTCTGGTCTGCCTGGGTCGGCGCCTTCCCGGCATCCGCGCGGGCTTGGGCTTCGGCCTGGGCTTGCTGCAGATTGGCGGCCTGTGCGGCCGTCATCTGCTCCAGTTGGGCACGCAGCTGTGCGGCTTCGGCAATGGCCGAATCGCGCGCGGTGCGTGCCTCTGTCAGCTTTTCATAGGGGATGGTGTAGCCACCGGACTTGCTGGCAATGGGTGCGCCTTCGTGCTCTTCCTGAGCCGATGCGGCTGCTGCAGTGCCTGCGGTGGTGGCAGTGGTGGCGGCTTCTGCGCCAGCGGCTGCCGCGGTCGCTGCTTGGGTGCTCTCGGAATTAGCCGAGGTGGCCGAGCCTTCAGGTGCAGAAACGCCAGAAGACCCGGAAGCATCCGCATCCAGATCCAATTCGCCTGCAAAGGCTGCTGCCAAGAGTTTTTGAGCTTCGTTCACTCTGCTGTGCTCCGTTCCCAGCTATCCGGCTGGGCCTGTTGGTGGGGCACACCGATTCGAGGATCAGGCCAGGGCCGAAGCCCTGACCATCACACTCTCCAGCGGTGGGAATGGGCCGACTCATCACGAGTGGGCTGTATCTCTGCGCTTTCGCGTTTCGATGGGATGAAGTGTCTCCGGGCTTCGCGGCCCGGTCTAACTCTAGTGGGGTACAGCCGCTAAGCCAGGTTGTCGCCAGTGCGTGGAGTCTCGATTCCCTGCATCCCAGAACCTGCCTCCTGCGGTACAGGCGGATAGGCCGGGCTGGTGTTCTCCCGCACCTCTGACGCCGCGCCAGCTTCGGCAGCAGCACCGGCTGTAGCCGCGCCCTCCGGCCCTTGTCCCTGGATATAGGGGCTCTTGATGTTCATGGCCGCTGTCTGGTCTGCCGTTGGGAAATTCGGGTCATCGCCGCCAGGGTCGGGCGCCTGGTAGCCGGCCCCCTTCATGATCTCGTCCGCAATGGGCGCGATCATCGGCATCTGGGCCACCTGGGCACCGCCCTGCATGGCGCTGTATGCTGCCTGCACGCCGACCTGCACCTGCTGAGCAGCCAGAAGCTTCTCGCGCGCCGCCACTTCGCGTTCGCGCAGGTCCAGCTCTCGCACCTTGAGGTCGCGCTGCAGCTCCTGCTCGATCTGCTTGCGCAGTTGCTCGGGGTCGGTCTGCTGGGTCGCATCCTTGATCACCTTGATGATTTCTTCCTTGCGCGGCAGGTCCATCAGATCCAGCATGAAGGGCATCACCACCTGCTGCATCTCGGGTGGCAAAGCCTTGACGGCTTCTGACAGGGCTGAGAGCTGCTGGGCGCGAAAGCTCGAGGAGGACGGCACATCCGACAAGGCCACCTTGAGGCGCGTGCGCTGCACATCATTGGACAGATAGCGCAGCCCGCCCTCTTCCACAGCTTCATTGAGCACCACTGTCCGGGGCGGGTTGATGGTGTCGCCCTCGATCACAATCACCTCGCGTTCCTCGCCCAGGTCCTCGATTTCCAGCGCCAGGATCAGCTCGCCCACCATGGCGCGCCCTTCCTTGAAGTTATCCATCAGGTCGGCAATGCTGATTTGCGACTGCTCCACCTGGGTCTGCTCCTGCACTCCGCTGGTGGCATTGCCCTTCTGCCCCTGAAAGGCCGCGGTAATGGATCCGACCCGCTGGAGCGCCGCGCGGCTGTCGGCCATCATCTGCAGTTGCTGGTTGTTGAGCTGAAAGTCGCGCTTGACCTCAAACCGAGCGCCTTGCTGGGCCATGGCCTGGGGGTCCAGCACGATGTCCGCATCCGGGCGGGCAATCTGGCGCCGGAATTGATCGTCCGTCATCGCCACGGCTCCCTTGGTGCGCTCGGTCCGGGTGCTGGCCATGCCCCAGCGTAGCTTGGCAATGGAACTATTGAGGTTGTCCTGCGGAAAGATCATGTCGCGCACCAGGCCGAACGGTACGCGCGTCATGTCCTCACGGTAACCCCAGAACGGCACATATGGGAAATGCGGGTGCGGATAGGGGCTGGCGCTGTCATGCAGCATGTGCGGACCCATCCAATAGGAGCGGCGCATGCGTGCCACGGTGGCGCGCTCCAGCTTGCCCTGGCCGGCGGCCACTGCTGCCCGATGGGCTGGGTTCGCCGCATCAAACTCGACCACCCGGCCGCCGCGCATCTTGAGTAGCACCACATTCACCCAGCGTCGGTACCAGAGCTCGCCCAGGCATACCTCTTCCGACTCATGGCGGTACCAGGCCTGTTCGCGCGTGGTCCAGGCGCGATTGGCATCGGCCGCCGAAAGCAACCCCGTCGATACACCGCCCTCGGTCACATAACCGCCATAGCCACCCAGGCCGCTGACAGTCTGCGCCTGCATGATCAGTTGCGCCATGTTCTCAAAAGCGCGCGCGGTACGCTCCTTGCTGATGAAGCGCTCGCGCAACAGCCAGCGCGCATCGGACAGGTCTTTCTCCGCGCCGCGCATGTCCCAATGGATTTCATTGCGGTGGATATACCGGCAGCGAGTCTTGTACTCCAGAGGGTTACTGCTGCGCGCCACCTCCACCCAGCCCAGGCCCACGGCCGCCTGGGGCTTGAATGCCTCGCTCATGGCCGCGTCCGCCTTGGAAAAGCGCTCGGCCTGGTTGAGTCGGTAGTTCAGCGCGTCGGCCACATCCTTGCCTGTGGGGTCGCCGTCCGGTGTCACACGCCAATCTGTGCGCGTCTTGGCCTCAAACCCGCAGATCGCCGCGATGGCCGGGCCAATCACATTCTCTTTGGCCGGCGGCACGCCCGTGGCCTGCAGGCGCTTGAGCAGCTCCGTGCTCAGCTGGTTGCCGTCCGCGTAGTCGGCCTCCTTGTCGGCTGCCGCGCGCCATGGTGGCTGGTCGATGCATTCCTGCACGATCTTGGCGTATTCGAGCACGGTCATGGGCTCACCCAGATCCGCGTTTTTAGGGGGCTTGATGTATTGCATGGTTGCTCTCACGCGCGCCAATCGGGCGCTTCAGGTTCTTCGTAGCTGGAATGGTTGGAGCCGTAGCTGTCATCGCTGGGGATGTACAGCCCAGTTTCCTTCGCCTGGGCCCACTGCCGGTGCGCGTCCGCGCCTTCGGTGCATCCATTGGCCTTGTCTGGCTCATTGATGAACTTGGCCAAGGCAGTGCTGTATTTCTTCTTGTAGCCGCGCAGGCGCTCGACCCCAAAGGCGCAGCGCTCCTTGTCGTACCAAGCGCCCTTCATGTGCTTGCGCAGGGTGTTGATGCCGGTCTGCAGCTCCGTGATGCGCGGCACGATGACAAAGCTCTGACCCGGCATCAGCGCCTGCAACTGCTCCTGGGTGGACTTGTTGTAGTCGCCCAGCCGCTTGTGCGCCGCATCGTGTGGCAGGAAGTGCTTGCCGAACACATAGCCAAGGCTCTGCAAGTGGCGAACGTAGTGGCGCAGGTCCTCGTCGTGCTCTTCGTAGTAATCGATAAACCGGTCTTCGCCGCGCAGGGACTGCGCAAACCAGATAGCGCAGCCATCGCTCGCGCCAATGTCCCAGAAGGTGTAAACGGGCAGATCCAGCACGGGGACCCTGCAGATGCCGCCGCGCTTCGTGACGACCTGCAGCACCTTGGTGAGATAGTGCCCTTCGGTGGACTGCTGGAAGGCTTCAGCTGGAGTGCTGGGGTACTCCTGCCACATCCGCTCTTCGCGGCCGGCAAAGTCAGCAGTCTGAGTGGCCACGTACCAGGCGCGCTGGTCCAGGTCGATGGTGCAGCCGGCCTCTTGCTCGATGCGCTCGAAGTATTCATGCTGCTCTGGTGTGATTTCCACCAGAGAGCTGTCCATGCGGTAGTTGGGCTCTTGCCACCACGCATAGAAGTGGAACCGATAGTCGCGCACTGTCAGCTTGGTGTGCGCGTAATGCAGTGTTTCGGCGCGGCTCGATAGGTCGTAGAACTCGCCGTTGGCACCCTCTGCAGTGCTCTCGATCACCAGAATGCCGTTAGTAGGCACTGCCGGGATTGAGCCCGTCATCACTTCCTTGGCCTTCTCGGGGTACTTCGCGCAGATCTTGCCGAACTCCGAGATATGCAGGCGGTGGATAGTGCCCGAGCGCATGGACGTAGCCACACGCACCGAGCTATTGTTGTGCGCAAACAGCAGCTCCGTCGCGCTGTCGCGCTTCAGGGGGAAGCGCTCGCGGATCTCATCGGGCAGGTTGTTATACGCATAGCGCACCTTGTCCCGAAAGATCACCTCAGCGGCTTCGCGGTCCTGGGCGATGATGCCGCAGCGCTGGTCAGCGTTGAACAGCGCATGGTCCAGCCAGAGGATGGCGATCAAGGTGGTGAAACCCAGCTGGCGCGCCTTGAGAATGATGTTGCGATGCCAAAGGCGTTTCAGAAACCGCTTCTGGGCGCGATTGGGCTTGAAGGGGACCGAGTACGCATCATCGTCCCCATCGCCCTTGATCATGATCTTGTATAGGCACCCCGAGAAAATGCGCCACTCAGGATCAGCCAGGCAGCGCTCCAGCTCCTCTGGGTTGCCCGGGATCTGATTCAGGGGGGTGGTGTGCACCATGCCGGCCATGGTCAATCGTCCTCGTCGTCCTGCTGGGACGCATTGGGATTGACTGGCAAGGTCGAAGACGCATGGGGCTGCGCTGGGCGCTCTGGATCCTCTGCAATCGGTGTGAAGCCGTTATTGCTGTTTGATGCCACGCGCATCAGCAAGGCCTTGAGTGGGTCCGTCTTCTGCTCGTTGTCGCGCTCGTACAGGCCAAGGTGCTTGAACAGCTTTTCCATGGCTGCGGCCTTGTCATGGACCTGTATCTCAATGCCATGCTTGCCGTGCTTTGCGCCCGCATACAGGGACAGCGCCGCCGGCGAAAGCGTTCTGGTGTCCTTGAGCACCACGCGACTTTGTCCGTCGCCAAAGCACTCGGGGCAGGTGGGGTGCGGTGGTTTGAGGGGGGTGTAGCCAATGCCGCCTTGGTGGTCGAAGGCGTCCAGCTCATTGCCAGCGGTGACCCACTGCTCAACGTCATAGTTCATCTCGGCCACGGTGCGCTGCCACTTGTGGCCCTCGCCATAGCAGTGACGGCAGCAACCGATCTTGACATCCACCAGCTCACGAGCATCTGCCGTGGCGATGTGCCAGGCTTCTGTGACTACTCGGTCTGCGCTGATCTGGGTCCGCTTCTGCTGTTCTTGTCTTGCTACAGAAATTGCAGCTTGAACACTAACATTTACCAACAGGCGGCCTGCTTGCTCATTGGCTGTGGCCTTGCTGTAGCCCGCACGAATGGCTGCCTGTGTGGCATTGCAATCGACCAGGTACTCATCGACAAAGCGCTGCTGCTTGAGGGTCAGGCGGCTGTGATGTGCGTCCCGCAGGGGCGCGGCTTTGCCTGCAGGCTTCCTCTTGCCTGCAGGCTGCTTTGGGGACTTCGATTTCTTAGGGGGTTCTCCGGGCCTCTTACCCGCTGGAATGGGTGCCATGCCCGGAATGCTGCGCGGCATGGCTTCGGGCGTCGAACCCTAGCCGGGTTCACTTTGGCCGGCCACAGGACCTTTTGCAAAGCGCCCATTCGCTCTGTAACAGGCTCTATGCATTACAAACTCACGCTTTGCAAGCCTCGACAGGTTCCCCAATCGCAATATAAAAAGACGGTGCGTCATGTAACCTTGTACTTTGGGGGCTAGATATGAGACAAATCACTGCATCACTTTCGGCTGCTTTCTTGTTGCTCTTGGCTGGCTGTGCGAACACGACGGGCCTCGAACCAACCACCAGTCATAGCGGCTTCGACAACGCAAACGTTGTCACCATTCGGCCGCATGGAAATGCTTGCGCTGAAATGGTTTGCACAGGTCTTGGCGCGCAGTGGTCAGCCAAGTCCCCGGAAACTGCGCTTTTGATGGTGACCATCACCAACGAGTACAGAGGCATCATGGGTGCCCAGTTGAACATAGATGGACAGGTTGTCACGCTGAAGAAGACCATGACCGCGACTGCAATGGATGCGGCTGGAGGAATTCGTCAATCGACCCAGACCTTCGTTGTTCCCATGAGCTTGGTCAAAGGCATCACGAGTTCAAAGCGCACCTGGTTGAGAGTGCAGACGACCGAGGGAAGCTATGAAAATGCCGTCATTGATGGAGAGAAGGACAGCAAGGCATTTCATGCGCTAAAGCGCTTCCTGGCCTCTGTTGAGCAAGCTTCCGCGAAGTCATGACGCGGCTGCTGCATCGCAAAAAAGGGCCTGTGGCCCTTTTTTGTCGCTCATGAGTAGTTACGGCCGATTGGATGATCTGGTACGACACGGCCCTACTGGACCAACTCTAGGCTTTGCTGTGCCGTATTCCCCGACTGAGATGCTTTGAGCGCTTTGTATCGGCGCTCCACATCCCTGACCTGTTGGGCCATCTCGACCATGCGCGCCTCCATCTCTTGCACGCGCTCCAGCGCTGAGGCCTCCAGCGCCTTGCCCGCCAACATCGGCGCCAGCTGACGCGCCTCGGATGGCACCAGCGTCATCACCTCATCGCCCTTCTCGATCTTGTAAATCCCGTTGGGCATGACCGTGCAAGAGACCGCCTGCGCGGCTACATGCTGGTGCAGCGGCCGGTAGCACTGCTTCAGCGGGCTGATCATGCCCTCGCCTCGCAGCACCTTGATACGGTCGTCCACCGTCGTGGGCTTGAGCCCAGTCATTGCCACGATGCGCTCGCGTGTGGGCTCGCCGCCCGCGTCATGAATCTGCCTGATTGCCTCAAACACCAGCATGAGCGTCGGCGTTTCCTCCGTGGTTCCAAGATCCACGCCCCCATCACGGGCGCGGTGTGTCGATGTTCCAGAGGTTTGCTTTGCTTGTGTGGAATTCATTGATGCTCCAGGTTCTTGGTTCTATACGCTTGTCAGGCCCACAGGGGCAGCTTCTTGGGCCAGAGCCCAGCTTTAAGGATTTGCTCGCGGGTGAAGCGGCCGGCCTCGATGCCGTACTCACGGTGGGCCTCTCGCCCTCCGTGCTCGAGCAGTCGATAGTTGTCATAGGCCACATGGCAGCCCTCAACGCCAGGGCGGCTGCAGCAGAGCGGGAAGCCAGTTCGGTCATCGGTCTTCAGGCCCAGGCCTTTGCCGTAGTTCAGGTGGGCATGCTGGCTGTAGCCACTGATGCCGCACCAAAAGCAAGGCAGCTCTGCCACCAGACGGCGGTAGGGCTCGCTCTCGATGACGTTCTCTTTCAGCACAGCTATGCCTGTCGTGCCAGCACCAGGGGCCATGGTGACGTTCTCGGGAACCATGCTGGCCGTTGCAAGGGCACTCTCGATCTGACGGGCGGCGCGCTCGGCAAGGCGCTGCTCTCGGCTGTCCGCCTGGCCGGGCTCGTAGTGGTGGCCCTCGTCCTGCTCGTCACGGTGCCCAGGGCCAGCCCAGCCGCCACGAGACTTGAAGCCCTTGCCGGGCTTGAGGGTGCTGCGGCGCATCAATACCATGAGGGCCCCCAGTCGTCGACCAGCACGGTATCGCCGTACTCGTCCATCACGTAGATGCGGCGGGAGCCCACTTCGATGGGGTTGCCGCAGCGGTTTTCCATGGTGACGCGATGCATGTACCGACCGTCGCACATGCGGTCCAGGTGCGGCTTCAGCAGCCGGGTGATCGTGGATGTGCTGGGCGGCTTGCGCTGGCCAGCCAGCGGCACGACCTTGCCAAAGAAGGCGGGGTTCAAAGGCTGGATCATTTGACCAACCTCACTTCCAGGCCCAGCAGAGCCTTCATCAGGTGGCGCTTGAGCTTGAATTCAGTGGTCAGCACGCCCTTCACGTCCTCGATGACCTCCACGCCCTTTTCCACGTAGACAAAATCGGCCACGTAGCGGATGGCCGGCTTGACGCGGCTAGCGTCGGAGTACTTCACGGCGGGCACCAGCTCATAGGGCACCTGCCGGCGCAGATCGCTGATTTCTCCTGCGCGCAGCTGCATGCACAGATGCCCCCAGCGGCGTGCCTCGGCCCGGCTGTCGAACTTCACCCCATCGGGGGTGACGGTCTTCTTGTTGCCGTACTTGGCTCCACCGGTTCCAGATCGCTTGGCCGTGACTTGAACCCCAGGCGCTTGAGTTCCGCTCGCACGGCTTCCCGCATTCCCGGCCACAGCCCGTGACCATGTGTCACGGATTCCTCTTCCAACTCCAAGGCCCTTTGCCTTGAGTAGTGCCACCATCCCGGCGTCATTGCCAGTCGCACCAGATGGTCCCTTGCTGCGAGGTAGTGCTTTGGGAAATTGCTTTTCACTCATGCCACCCCTCCCTGCTGGTAGGCCAACACTGCGGCGGCGGTCTTGCGCTTTTCCTTGAGCAACCGAATGCGGTCTGCACGCGCCTGCACCTGAGCTTTCGTGAAGCGGCCTGACTTGCGGGCAAGTTGGTCGCGCAGGTCATCCAGGCGAGCGCGCAACTCGGGGGGGGCAGCGACAGTGGTGCTGGGCTTCCCCTCAAGCAATGCCATCGGGTTGAACACCGGCGCCGGAAGAGACAAGCGGTCCAGGTGCTCTGCAGCCACGGCCGGCGGCAACAGTCCTGCGCTGACAGCTTGGGTCAGGGCCTCCTGGCGCTGGGCTCCGTCCCAGCCGATAGAGACTTGAATCACAGGCAGCTGGCGCTGCTCGCGGGCCGTGGTGGTGATTCGCTCGTAGGCAGCAATGAAGGCCATGCGTGCGCCCACCTTGTCGCCCGCTGCGAGCATCCCGCGCGCTTGGTCAAAGGCACGCTGAATCTCATCGCTCCAGACCACCGTGGCTGCCTCGTCGGCGGATTTCAGCGCCAGCGCCCAGGCCTCACTGGGAGCCAGGCGGCCTGCCAGCGTCTCCAGTTGGTCCAGGACCGCCTTAAGGGTGAGCTTGCCCGTGTGCTGGGCACGAACGCGCTTCAGGGCACGCTCAAGGGCAGGCAGCGGGTAAATGCTCAGGTCATCGGCCATCATCGCGGCCGCAGTGGCCGATACGGCATGCCCCATGGCTTCGGCAGTCAGTGCCAGTTGCGTGCACAGGCGGGCCAGCTCTGCATCATTCAGCATCTGTGCCCCCTTGCTGCGCAGCACGCTGGGCGCGGATGATGGCCATGGCCTCGTCAGCCACGCTGGCGTTTGCCTCCAGCTGGTCGGCCTGTTTGGCGCGGGTGCTGGTCATGCTGGCGCCGGTGTGGTGCTGGGTCGCCCACTTCTCGGCGTCCGACTGCAGCAGCTTGACCGGGTGCATCTGCTTCACAACGAATTCCTCGTTGACGCGGCGAACGTAGTGCACAGCCACACGGGGAGCGAGTTCGGCGCCCACGCGGTCGATGAAGTTCATGAACTGGCCGCCTACCGTGGCATTCCAGAGGGGCCAGCTGCCGTAACGCTTCTCGTAGGCAATGGCGTAGGCCACCCAAGCCTTGTGGCTCTTGGTGTGAGGCCCGGGGTAACGCAGCTCAGCAGGAATCTCGTAGATCGTCCCGTCACCAGCCTCCACCCTCATCGGCTCAGCCTTGGCTTCAGCCGGGGCTGCACTACTCTCTGCCGTAGTCTCTGAAGTAGTCTCTGTTGTAGTCTTACTTAATTTAGATTGGCGGTTTTGCGCAGCCCTGTTTGTACGTTTTGCGCGATCCTGTTTGGCGCTTTTGTGCGTACCTGTTTGCTCGCCTTGCTCATCCTTGATTGGCGGTTTTGTGCAATCTTGCTTGGCGCATTCGTCCAGACTTGATTGCAGGGCATCGAAGTCCACGCGGTAGTACAGCTTGGCTGGGATACCTCGGCGCTCTTCGCGGAGTAGGCCCATCGTCTGCAGGCGGCTGCGGGCGCCCTCCTGTTCGCGGCGTGTCAGGCCCGTTTCTTCCTCCCATTCGATCTGGGTCTTGAAGAACCAGCCGGAGTCGTCGCCACTACGGCGCGACCAGTAGACAGCCTGGCTCAGCAGCAAGGCGCCGGTGATGCCCGCGCCAAGAGCCACAAAGACCCGCTGAAATGCGATTGGACGATCCAGGTAGGTGCTGATGGTGCTCATGCCTGCACCCCAGCTTCCTGGGCCTGCTTGGCCTTGTGCGAACCCCACAGGCCTGCAACCCATTCCACGCCTTTCGGGGTGAACTTGGCTTGTGCGTAGGCATGCTCATTGCGCGGTGCCGTGCCTGTCTTCACCTTGAAGCGGCCGGCGGCCAGATGCTCTGCATGGGGCGTCATCTTCCCGGCCAGGCCGTACATGATTCTTGCCCGCGCCAGGAACTCGCTGAACTCATGTTCATTCGCGCCCAGCAGCTTGCAGACCTCGCGGAAACCTTTCTCGCCGCTGGTGGCCGCGACATAGCGGTCCACAAAAGCCACCTTGGGTGCGGCCAGCGCCAGCTGCTCCTGCTGCGCTTCAATCTGCTCGGCCTGCTCTGCGGCAAGGCGCAGAGCCTGGGCCATGGTCTGGGGCAGCTTCGGTGCTTGCTGAGCCTCCAGTTCCTGCCAGCGCTTGACCACCTTCATGCGCGCCACCGGGTCGTAGCCCAGCAGCAGGGTCAGGCTGGTGTCTTTGTCCAGCAGGTATTCGTCGTAGGTCTGGCCGTTCTGGGGGTGTATCCAAGGATGGATAGACCCGCCGAACAATGCACCCAGCTGTCCATGCAAGGCACGCAGGTCGCGCATTACATGAAAGTGATCCTTGCCGGTCAGCTCTGCAATGTCGCGGCTGCTCATGGTCAGCGGTACCGCCACCGGTGAAAGTGTCGAATTCAGACTCATCGGCCACGCCCTCCGAATTCGGGGGCCTGAATGTGGCCTACCAGCGCTTGCAACCCTTGGCTATGCTCATCTTCATGAAGCATCTTCTCCGCCACCATCTGTCGGTACGGCTTTTTCCACTCCAGCACATAGATGGCATCGCGGATGCGCGCCGAGGTATCGACCTGCAGCAGTGCGCAGCTTCGGCGAAACCGATTGAAGGTCACTTCATCGACCTTCGTCTTCAGTTCGTGATCCAGCTTGCCCAGCGGACCGGCAATGCCACGGGCAAACATCGGCGCGAGGTCGTCCCCGGCCAGGCAGCCAATCGCGTGATCCAAGACTTCTTGAGCGTCGTCTTGAGACAAACCGCTGAGCGCATTCATCACCGCAGCAAGGGCCGTGTTTTGCTCTCGGGAAAGGTGCGTGAGTTGCTTGATGCGTGTGGTGAAGTCAGCCATGCATGACCTCCTCGTGCAGGGTCTCCGCGCATTCCGTTTGATGCACGGTATGGCGATAGAAGTTGTTGAACAGGTGCCACAGCGGAGAACCCACCGGGTAGCGATTGGCCAAAGCCAGAGAGATTCGGTTTTGTGCGGCGCGCTGCGCCTGGGTGCCCACCGCCTCCCGGGGCAGAATGGAAGCTCCTACACAACCATTCCCGGGAGGGGTAGACATGGAAATTCGACAATTGCACTCATCTGCCATCAGTCGAGCAGGATTCGATGCGCAAACGGGGGTGCTGAGAATCTGGTTCACAAGCGATCCCGCTCAGGGCTACGATTTCTTTCGGGTTCCACCAGCCGTGTGGCAGGGCTTGTTATCAGCGCCTTCTGCTGGACGCTACTTCCATGCGCACATAGAGAAGCAGTACGCAGCTCGATAGCGGCACCAATCAGCGTCAGCTCGTCCGAGAAATCAGTAGTCCAGCTCGAGTCCGCCGAGCGCGGCAGGTCTGGCCTGTCGGTAATCAGGCAGTTGTGGTGCAACGCAAGCGCCAGGCGCGCAGCCCGAAGGGCCTGGGTGGTGGTGTCAGTCATTGCCCACCTCCTTTTCTGGGGTGGATGGCTGCGCCAGCTCAGGCCAGATTTGGGTGTACTGATCAGGAAACAGATCCTGCCTAGTCACAGTAGTGAGCTTCTCAAGGCTTGCAGCGCAAGCAGCAGGGATCGGGCGTCGTCCGCTGATCCACTGAGATATCTCGGAAGGGGATTTGCCCAAGGCTCGCGCCAGAGCAGTCGGGCCACCTGCCTCAGTGCTGGCTCGCTTTGCGAATGCTGCATGTTTCATGCAACAAATTTAGCATAGCTAACTATAAACATCAAGCCACGCTAAATTCAATACTTATTAGCATCGCTAACATGAAAGAATGGACCACTGAGGAAGAAGCTGCGAACCTGCGTCGCCTTCTTACCGGCGTTAAGAACAAAGCACAGTTCGCCAAGGACAATGGAGTTCCAGGCGGTGCGTCCATGCTTTCACAGCACCAAAGCGGACATCGCCCCATCAGCCTAGACGCGGCCAAGGCGTATGCAAAAGGGCTGGGAATCGGAATCGGAGAAATTGCTCCCCGCTTTGCAAAGCTGGTCTCTGATGTTTCGGAGCTTGCTCAGCCTGCGCCTCATCCAAAGGCACAAGAAATTGACCTGTCTGCATATAGCGCTGTTCCGATGTATCACGCGCCGGATGCAGTCATTGTTCCAGTGCTGTCCAATTGCGGCAGCATGGGGCCCGGCTCTGAGTTGTTGGAATCAGATGTCATCGTGGGTGACCTGGCCCTGTCGCCTCACTGGATCAATCAGCAGATCAGACCCCAGAACCCGCAAGAGCTGCGCTTCATTCACGCCTACGGGGACAGCATGGCTCCTACCTTTACTGATGGAGATGTACTGCTTGTCGACACCGGACTCAGCGCACGCGATCCAAGTTCGCGCGAAGGCGTCTACGTGCTGCGCGCAAACGATCGTAATTTCATCAAGCGCGTCACCCCGACCTTTGACGGAAAGCTTCAGGTCACAAGCGACAACCCTAGCGCGAAGACTGTGCAAACGCTCAATGGCGATCATCAAGTCGATGTCGTCGGGCGCGTTGTCTGGGCCTGGAACGGGAAAAGACTATAGAGCTGCCCCTTATTTGGAGTGCAATGAACTGCGATCGTGATCAATTCCGTCTCAGGACGACATAAATCTTCTATCACGCGAGATGCATGTGCTGCGAACTAGGCCCGTATCTATAGATACGATGCTTTTGAGGGCTAAAGAGTAATAAAAATCAATTTGGAGGAGAACATGGAAGAACAAGAAGTAGACTTTAATAAGCCACTAATCGACTTTCTCAGCAGCTTAAGGTCAATTGAAAAAACCGTCACGGTTGTAATACCTCACTTAAACCGTTGGTTAGAAACTGAAACCAGTGAAATAAAAAAAGAGATAAATCACTTGCAATCGCAGAAATCTGCGACTGGAGAGGATGAGCCAGAAATCGTTGCCAGGCTTTTTGAGCTTACTGTTAAGATGTCTGAATACTCTCATTTAGATCAGAGAGCTGTAATATTTGAAAGCTTGTATACTCAACTATTTTCGAAGTTTGATGCATTTACCGGCGACTTAATCAAAGCAATATACAAGAAGAACCCAGAGCTGTTTCTATCTAACGACGGATCGGTTAGCATCTCAACAATTAAGAAGTTTACTTCAATTGAAGATCTTCTAGATAACGAGTTATTGCAAGAAGTCGAAAATTTCAGACGCAAAAGCTACTCTGATCAATTCACATCACTAGAGAAAAAATTCGACGTAAAATTAATCGACTTTGAGGAATGGCCTCAGTTCATAGAAGCATCACAGAGAAGAAATTTGATTATTCACAACAATGGAATTGTGAATCAACAATATTTACAGGTGTGCAAGAATTCGTACAAAAATAAAGAAAAATCAAAGCACTTAGATAGCTTAGAAATTAATACAAAATTGGAAGTGGGCCCTAAAGAGTTCAGATCTACTCTGATTCTTATTAAAAAAGTTGCTTTCATGTTGACGCACACTCTTTGGAGAAAACTTTTCCCAAAGGAGACAATTGCTGCGCATGATGCGTGTAACGACCTAATATTTGATTATCTCTGCCGAAAGCTATGGCACATCGCCGCAGAGTTTGGAAGCTTCGCCATCAGTCGAAATATGACACAAGGGATTGATGAGACAAACCTTAAATTTAGAACTGTCAACCTTGCTATCGCCTACAAATTCTCAAAGCAGAATGACAAATGTGAAGCACTAATCAATTCCATTGACTGGAAAACATCGAACAGAGATTTCCGCCTAGCTGCAGCCTTATTGAAAGATGAAAAATCCATAGTGATAGATTTAATGGAAAAAATAGGGCCTCAAGGAGACTACATCAGTGAAATTGCGTATAGAAGCTGGCCATTATTTCATGAAATGAAAAATGATTCAGATTTCACAAAAACATTCGAAAAAATATACAATAGAAAATATTTCGTTGAAGCAGTCCCCGACCCCACTGCAGCAGAAGCGGAAAAGAGTCCTACAGCGCTGTCCAATCAACCAATATCAATTTTTGGATCGCCGCAAAACTCTACTCAAGAAGACATTGCAATTTTGAGAACGTCTGATAAAGAGAGGTCCGCAGATTCTGTAGAAGTGGCCGTGGATGCGGAGGCTGCCGCAGTAATTGAGGCTGTTGCAACAGTCGAAGCGGAGGCGCTTCTTGAGGTAGCAACCGCAGTCGAAGCAGTCACTCACTCTTTTTCAGAGTCAATGCGAACATCCGCAACAACTGACGGTACCTAAACAGTCCTGCTGCATTGAACAAAGCTGCAGAGCTTATAGAAACAATTTATTGTTTGCTCAACTTAGATTTTGTACAATGAACGCAAAGGAGGATGTAGCAATGGATCCACGTGTTGTATAAAACAACAGCCTGAAGGCCACACGATAGGCGTACTGACTTTCGTCGCGAAGACAGCACAATGAAATTGTTACAAAAAGCCCGCCATGTGCGGGCTTTTTTACGCCCGCCAGTCGTCCCTGATCTCGTTGACCACCCAGGCCACCAGCACGGCCAGGACCCACAGGCCAACCATCTGAATCATGAGGGTAGACATCGCCGCTCACCTCGAAGTGCGTGATACCTGAATGCTCCTCCTTCAATAGACCGCATGCAACCTGAGACAGCTCGCCTTGTGCGGGCTTTTTTTTGTCTTTGAACCACTGCGCACGATCAAGACACAGCAACGCTACAAAAAATATTTAGCGCAGCTATTGCACAGTTAATTTAGCAACGCTACATTACACCCATCGCAGCAACGCGGTGGGTGCCAAGTGATTGAGCCAGCACCTCAGATCCTTAAAAAGCCAGAGATTCAATGCACGTCGTGAGACACGCTGCGCCCCGATGACTTACCGGAACGCGCCGCGACTCTGCCGCCCCGAAGCGGTGGATGGTGCTAACCGGCGCAGATAGTGATCTGCATAAAGCTGCCAGAGCGAAGCGCAAGCCAGTGACAGTGGGAGATATGCGCCGCCGCCCGGAGCGCATCCGGGGTTCAAACGAAAGCCTTGCTAGCAGCGCTTTCGTTTGAGTAAAGTGAGCCAATGACACGCATCAACACTACCGAAATCTGGGAGCGGCACGGCTACAAAGTCGAACGCATTGAGCAAGTGATGGGCGCGCCCCAACGCAATGTCTATGGCCCTGATGGCGTGCTGCTGATCGAGGATGCCGAGTACACCCAGGAGACTGAAGCACTGCGCGACCTTGGATTCATCGACTGATCGCGGCTGCAGCTGCGCCAACATGGCTGGCGTCTATTTTTCAAGGGCACCGTTTAAGGTCATTTAAAAGAGTACCGTGGGACAAGGCAGTCAATCTTGACCAGCCGCCTTAGACCGGAGGTCTATTTGTCAGGTAACCCCATCCCCATCTCCACCCCATCCTTTTTGGACACCTTGAAGCTGATGTTTTTTATTACCGACGGGCTCCCAGCTCCGCAGCAACAAGGCAAACCTCGCGTCCCGAAAGAAAAGAATGAGGAAGAGCAGCAGCAGCAACGCAAGCAGTAGCGAAAAAAAGAGCTACTTTTCTAACTCAGGCTTGTCCCAGATGCCTTGAGCAACCGCCTCAACGCGAGCACACCAGCCACCTCCGGGTGGCTTTTGCTTGCGCCGTTTAAGGTCTTTTAAAAGCGTAATGTGGGTGCATGCAAGTCCTCTTGATTTGCAGCTTTAGACCGGAGGTCTATATGTTCCCACTCCTTGTGTACCAAAGATATGTCGCGTTTTGGCATGACATGTGGTCGATCATCCTTGAGCCCATCTCTGAGCTCCCACCAAGCCCTTCAAGCTTCGATCAAGAGCCTTCAGCAAAGCCAAAAACGCCACCATCCACGCTCGGCTCAGATGCAGCCAACGACAAGCCCTGACTGCCACGCTCACGCCCCAGACTAAGCAGAAAGCCATGATCCTCAGCCACCTTTTCAGGTGGCTTTTCTTTGAGGAAACTGCTGCGGTTTAAGGCCTATTCGAGCATTGCTGACATGGACTTTGAGACCGCCGTTTAAGGTCATTAAAAAGAGTACCGTGGACTCATGTGGCCTATCTTGGACCGCTGCCATAGACCGGAGGTCTATATGTCTTTCATCGACAAAACTATCTTCAGCATCCGCTCCCGATGTCCCGACGTAAAACAGGAAGTCGATTCCCGGAACGTGGCGGATGACGACCGAATCTTTCACACGCCATTTCAAACGGATGCACAGCTGCAGGAGGAGTCACCTGAGCAGATGCTGCGCAAAAAAACGAACCGCCTTTTGCTGCAAGCGGTCCTCAACAAAATCTCTGCCGCTTGAGCAAGCATCTGACCGGAGGTCTATATGTTTTCACTACTTGGCTACAAACGTCAGTCCGAGTTCTGGCGGGATATGTGGGTGATGCTCCTCGAGCCGATTTCAAAGATTCAACCCATCGAACCCAGTCTCGATCCACCACTCGCACCGACGCCAAAAGCCCCACAGCCCAGCTCCGAAACACCTGCTGTCAACGACAAGGCGTGACAGCACCACACGGAGACGCAGCGAGCCCGTAGCTCACGCGTGTCAGTCTGGAGGTCTATATGTCAGTAAGCCGCATCCCATCTTCATTCCTGAAGGTTTGGAGAACAGTCAAACGAGTCTTCGCCAGAGGTGAGCCACTCCCCAGTCCACCCAACATCGAACAGTGCGGACCTCCTGAAAAAGACAAGAGGAGACAAGAGGAGAGGCAATCGCGCATGCGCCATAGCTATCGATACTGGTAGCAAGAGTGTTCGACAGCTCCCACGATTACGTAGCTTCATTTTCAACAGCCACCTTCTAAGGTGGCTTTTTTGTGCCCGGAGATCTTGAGATGTGAGCATTCAGCCAACATGTGCCATACATGCGCCCTCTCCCGCAGGGCTATAGCGGGGCCATCAAGAAAGAGCGCGGCAATGAAGTACTGCAACGTGGGTGGAGTTGGCTAATCCGCTCTTTTTCTTGATGGTGCCGGGGGTCGGCTCCCCGGCTCTTACAAACCAGGCCTGCAAGGGCCTGGCTGGAAAACTGCAAGAGGGTAACCGCACCGGCCATAGGTGCCCATCATGACCACCCCGGGAAAGTAGCGGGGGCTATCTGGCGTGACTGCTCGAGCAGGTACGGCAGCTCAGGAATTCGCCTGGGCTACTGGCAATTGAGAACTCGGCGCATCCGCGTCGTGGCAACAGTGGTCACGCCAGATGGTTCTACCCTATTTGGTTTAAGTCGAGCTCGTCTTGTTTACCCCAAAAGCGTCAAGCAGAATTCGACGCAATCCACCTGTTACGCCGAGCCTAGGCCCCCCCTCAATCTTTCCCTAGGCATGACTCGAAAGGTCATCGGCCCTCTATTCAAAGCCCGCAGCACCAGCTCGCGGGCTTTTTCTTTGCCCCCTCCACAGGAGTCCTCATGGAAATAAAGATCGGTTTGGACTTGCCCGGCATCATCGCCCAGGCCGTCAGCGCCGAGCGCATCCAGCCAATCGTTGGGTCAATCTGAGCTACTGCACTTTTTGCGTTTCAGTTTGATACATATCAACCGATAACCTCATATGAACTAAACAGACTCAAGGAAATTTCATTGAAGCGATGCATCATTAAAGTAGCAGGAGCCTGCTACACCGCCCTATTCCCAAGCACATGCGCCGCACTTGAAGATGCCTTGAAGCGCTTCCCAAGCGCCACCGCAATCTCTGTGAAAGCCGCTTGAATTCGGCTTGATCTAGCTATTCACCCAACAGCCAACGCCAACTAGCAATCGTGTCTGCGACCGTTGCGAAGTCCCGGCTTAGCCAAATCAATACTGGAATAGCTATGCGTCCATCAACGCTGTCTATCAGCATATCGATCGCCATTTCAGGCTTCGTCCTTGTCTCCTGTACGAATGAGGAGAGCCACAAACTTGAGGCCAAGCGAGCTGCCAGACGGCTGCTTGCCTTCCCTGAGCATGCCGAGTTCAAAGATGTTAAGTTGGGAAAGAACGGCGATGCTGTCTGCGGATTTGTGGGCTTTCGTCAAGGTGAGTTAGCGTCCTATCCAGGCAAGAAACCATTTGTCTACGAAGTCAACACGCACAGCGCAAGCCTTGTGGAAATGCTTCAGGACAAGGACTTCAAGAACTTTATAGAGGACAGGCTCGAAAACGATGATGAAGTTGCCAAAGTAAAAAACTTGATCAAGACCTGCCGCGGGCAAGCTCTATGGCAGACGAGCTGCTCTCCTGCACTTGATATCAAGAAGCACGCTCTCTGCAGCTATGTTGAGCCTCCCACATTGCTTTAGCGATCCCAAAAAAACCAGCCTTAACACCCGCTCGCGGGGTTAGCGGCTTTCTGCATGAAGTAATGTGCAGTTCCTATCCCCTGCTTCCCATCAAGGCTATAGCGAGGCCATCACGGTATGGCGGTCGGCGCGCCAACATACCTCGAAAAGAATTGCGCAGTAACAGTCTGCAGCTCGTGAGGTAATTCCAGTAGCATTCGCGATGGGCCCAGCTATTAGGACGTAGGTGGTGCCTCTTTACGCCACCCACAAGGTGGCTTTTTTTGTCCTGAATTCAGGGCCATCCGGCGTTAATGCTTGAACAGGCATGCCCCAGGAATTTGCCTTGGTCGACGTCTATTGGGAACGCGGCGCGGCTTCCGCGTCGTGAGCGACAGCGGTCACGCCAGATGACGTAGAGCCCGTTTATGAGCCCACACACATCTTGATTCCGTCACTCTCTTTGGGCAAAATTTGCGCCACGTACCTGTTTTGCCGGGCCTGGGGTCACAGACTCCTTTCACTTCCTCAACTTGCCCAGGCATGACCAAATAGGTCACCGGCTTTTTATTAGCGCCCGCAGCAACCGCTAGCGGGCTTTTTCTTTTGCCGTAAGCAGTTCAAGGTAGCTCATCGCACAAATCAGGTGCCTAAAGTGGCACTGCCACAGCCTCATGGGCAAACCGGAGCTACCCCGTTTTGTGTAAGACGAGCTCCTATTGATTGCCCGAAAAGCATCAAGCAGAATTCGACCCCATCTACCTGTTATGCCGGGCCTGGGATCCCTCCTCCCTCCCTTACTGACCTCTTCCCCAGGCAAGGCCCGAAAGGGTCACCGGCTCTTTATTCAAGCCCGTAGCACCTGCTCGCGGGCTTTTCTTTTTGAGACACGCAGTCACGCACCATTTAGCTTGGCAACCTCATCAAAGAAAGATGACAACCGCGAAGGGAGGGTGCACCGTTTGAGGTTCCACAGATATCACAAGTTGAATCAAAGGTATCCAATCGCTCAATCTGTAAGCGCCTACATACCTGCTTACATCTGCCAGTTACAACAAGACGGACTCACAAAGAAACGTCAGCTCGCAGGTTCTGCGGCCAGTCTCTGAGATGTAGGGAGTGTCCTCATGAAGAAAGTTAATCCTGCTGCCAAGCACGCAAACCGCGCCTATGTACGCATGCATACATATGTGACGAAACATTTTGACTGGGATCTCTTCACCAAGGACTACCGCGTAGTCCTGAACACCGATGAGGACGGAGGCGTCACGCTTTACATCGTCAAAGTCTTCGACAAGAACGGCCAGTTGGCTGCATTAGGGCCAAAGATTCCTAACCAGATTACGTTCTCGTACCGCCAGGCGCCCATCATGTCGGTATGGACTGAGTTCTTCAACGACGGCAAATTCACCTGGCGCAATGTCTCGTGCCGCTAGATGCGACAGCGGTCACGCCAGGTGGCAAGTCAGGT